ATTTTTCATTCCGTCAAACACTTATACTTTATAAAACCCTTTACACAACAAACCCTTTACAATGCAATCATACACCATATACGGCACAAGTCAAGATAGATTTATGTAAATTAATGTAAAACGATAAAGGGAATAAATACAACAAAGCTGTTTACAATGTAACGTGTCTAGTGGTGCTGTGTAACAATGTAAAACGGCTAGAAGTGCTACGGTTGCGTAGTATGTCAATGTTACAATGTATATTATGCGATAGGCGAGAAGGAGTAGAGTACCTCCATACACACAGAATTATTTTTCTCCAAAAACAAACAAAAACCTCAAGTCAGCAGCAGTCATAAATTTTTTTATCCTGAAAAGCCGTATAAACCCGGGGTGTACAGTTGTGTATACACATGTATGATAAAGTATACATAGTCTTTGTAGTGTATAAAAAAGTATACAGTTGGAAGGACAGGCGGTTTATTTTTCTGAAAAATTTCCTGAAAATTGCACCAGATAATTATTAGCTAAATGCTTGAAAAAGCGGAAAAGCTGGGTTATTATAAAAAATGAATTTACAATGTAAGAAGGAGCTGATATGATTAAGATAAACTGTGTGGCACAGGGAACTATAAGGTTGTCGGAGTGTACGCCGTTTCAGGGCAACTTGAAGAAGAGGACTGAGTCTGAGGTTGCTGAGCTGATGAAGTCTATCAAGACTGAGGGGTTGATAATGCCGTTTGCAGTCTGGCAGAATGACGGCAGGAATTATCTGCTTGACGGACACGGACGGCTTGAGGCTTTGAGGAAACTTGCCTTGACTGAGCCTGATATTGACTTGGAGGAATTTCCCTGCATATTCATTAAGGCGGACAGCGAGAACGACGCACGTAAGGCCCTGCTGCAGATTACAAGCTCATACGGCAGAATTACCAGAATGGGCGTAAAACAGTTTACAGTGTCAATTCCTGACTACCGCGCGCCGAGCATAAACAGGTACGTAGTGAACGTGAAAAAGACAGACGTGAAGCCTGTCATGGACAGACAGATAACTGCGCCGTCTGACAGCATTATAAAGCTGCGCGTAAAGGAAGGAATGAAAGACAGCGCAGGCATTCCTGTTACTAGAGAACGTGTCTTGGAGATTCTGGGGCAATTTAACTATTTGGAGATTTTGTAATAAATGTCGGATGTGATTTTACAGGAAGAAACAAAAGCCAGTGAAGCTCAGAACAATGCTGCAATATCTTTTACCGAGCTTACTAGAAACATGTTCGCAGAGGACGCTATCCAGCCGTGGTCAAGACCAGAGCGCAGGGGCGTTATCAACGATACTTATGACAGCATATACGAGGCTGCTTCTGCCGAGGGTCTTCCTGTATTCGACTTTATAGCCAAAGACCCTGAGATGGCTGTTATCTTTGTGGAGAAGTCTTATGCGAAATGGCTTAACATTCTCACACAGGGAGCTATCAAGGGTTCTCTTGCGACTACGCAGGGCGTAGTAAATCTTACAAAGAACCAGACGAAAGCTCTTGAGCTTAGGCTTGAGCAGGCAAAAAAAGAGCTTGATTTTGTAACTGATTACGCGATGAGCATTACAGGAAACGACGGAAAGAAGAGAAACCACCTCCTGCGTACTCTCTACATGAACGCTGTAATGCACCGCGATACCAAAGCACTTATATATCTTATCGACCGCGTAGACGGAAGACCGGGCGAGACACGCATAGAAAGTCTCTCTTACGACAATGCCTATAACATCTACATGATTATCCATACGCTGTTTGACAAGCAGCTTAACGTACTTAATGCCGGAAACGGTACGGTTCTTGTCTGCTGCAGCCGCCGTGCTGGTAAATCTCACATGCTTGTTGCAGGTGCGCTTATCGAGTGTTTAAGAAAGCCGAACACCACCTGTATTTATATCGGTGAGACAATGGACCTTACCGAAGGTATCGTAGATGACGCGATGAACAAGATTATCGATTCGTGCCATCTGCAGGATAAAAAGGGCAACCGTTTCAACTGGCGGAAAATGGACAATCATTCAAAGCTTCTGGTCCGCGGACTTTCAAACACCAAAGACCCTGACCAGATTCGTGGTAAAGGCGCGAAAGTTATTATCATCGACGAGTTCTTCCACCTTAAATCAGAGCTTCTGCAGTATTTGCAGGATGAAGTATTGCAGCCTATGCAGATGGACTATGCCGATGACTATAAGTTCATTTGTGCCGGAACACCGCCGCAGATACGCGGAACATACGGCGAAATGGCATGGAAAAACTGGGATGTACCGCATTTTCACTGGACTTGGAAGGATAATCCTCATCCTGTATCTGTCGAGGCAAGGGAAGAATTCGTCAATACCGAGATTGCCAAAAAAGGTCTTACATGGGATATGCCTGCCGTCCGCCGCGAATATCTCGGTGAATGGGCTTACGATGACGAGCTTGTCCTTTACCCGGATTACAAGACATTCAACAAAAAAGAAGCTTTCCCTGCTTGGAAAATATCAAGAGTATTTATCGGCGTAGACTACGGTGTATCAGACAACGACTGTCTTTTCGCACTGGCTTGGTCAGACGACGAGGGAAGAGGCTACGAGCTGTTTGAGACAAAGTTTAACCGTCTTGATATTAAGGACAAGTCAATCACTCAGCTTGAGTATTTGAAAGAGAAGGTAAAAGAGTGCTGGATTCTTGCTCTTAACGTCCTTATGACAGCCCCGGAATCAACATATGACGCAGCCTCTTTGAAACAGCTTAATAAAAATATTCTCTGGTCTGCAGACGATAACGACCAGCACCTTACAGACGAGCTTGCTGTAAATGTAAATCTTGAGGATTTCGGCGAGAAATACGAGAAACTTTCAATACAGATTGAAAATGCCCATAAGACTGAAAAGAAGATGATGTGGGATAAGACAAACGAGCTTTTCAGAACAGGACGGCTTTTGCTGCAGGAAGGCGGAGACGCAGAGCATGAATGTGTCAGTACGATTATGCTCCGCGGCCCGAATGGAGAGGTTTATTCAGAAATCGACGACCGTGCTTATCATCCAGATTTGATTGTGGCTATGCGCTACGCGCTCTGGAATGTTCTTGGAAACAGATAAGGAGATAATCTTGAAGCATGAAATAAACAAAGAACCCGGACTTTTAAGACAGATAATTGCGATTCATTATGAACAGGCAAAAAGACGGAAAGCTTTGAGAATTCTCTCAAAACAGGTCTGGTCAGTGGAGTTTTTTGAATATCTTATTAAAAAGGCCGCAAAAGACCTCCACCAGAATATTGAGATTGAAATTGAAAGCCCTGCCGGGCATAAAATGCGTATGAAAGCCGTAACAGGCGAAGAAAGCCAGTTTAGTGCGGACGATGATATTTTCAATCATCTTGATGATGTTGCTGCTGTAAATGCTTTTATCAGGGCAAACAGTACGAGGAGATAAAAAATGACCGTAAACGGCGGTGTAGTAAATTATGTATATGACAGAATCCAGCAGGTAATGCGACCTACTCTCTACCCCGGAGAAGCTGTAGACGAATGGAAGATTCCAGAGGGAATGTCTGATGTTTTTTACCGTCTTAACAGCGTTATCGAGAACAAATACTCGCGCGAATTCCTTAAAATATGTGCGCTTTATAACAAGATGTTCAAATCTCTGAAATTCAGAGACAGCTCTTCTGTAGCTTATAACGCGCCGCCTTTTACATGGACTGACCAAGAGAGAGCCGATACAGGTACAGGTATGTCTTCAAACTACCTCAAGCAGATAATCGACCAAGTTACTTCTCGTTTGGGTTCAGTTCAGTTTGTGCCGTATCTGCTTTCGGAAGACCAGAATTATGAATACATCATTTACAAAGATGAAGTTGAAAGAATCCTCCGCATGTACATCAATAAGGACAAGTTCTTTAGAAAGAGCATGGAGGCCTTCCATGACGCGTCGGTCCTCGGTTTCTCTTATGCGATTATAGACCCATTTACAGGCGAGCTTTTTAAGGCAAACGACTACGAGGTAGGTATCTTTGAAAGCCAGCTCAATAACGGTAAGATTAAGCAGCTTCTTTACAGAGATTATGCTTTCCCTTCTACAGAAGTATTCAAATACACAAAACATATTAAGGACTTGGAGAAAAAGCAGGAACTTCTCGAACACGCAAAGAGTAAGCCGAGCGTGGATTTATGTATGTTCTTTGACTGCAAGAAACGCAAATGTATCGTTTCGATTGACGGTCAGTTCCTTCCTGAATATCCTTATCCGTTCTCTCATGTTCTGGTTGCTGTAATGCGTTGGGACACAGGTTTTAAGGTTTCTACAACAACTTCCCTTTTTGACCTGCTTTATCCGCTGCAGAGGGAAATCAATAAGATTAACGCAAAACAGCAGCAGCTTATCAGAGCATACAAGGGCGCGACACCTGTATTCAATTCAGATGTTGAGCTTGCTGTAAAGGCAATCACAAACGGCGCAGGAGAATGTCTGTATGTTGATTCAAAGCGTCCTCTTGATACACTGATGACTGTTATTAATCCGACACCGCTCGACCCTCAGCTTCCGGCCACAATCACAGAGTACAAATCTGCTATGTATGAGCTTGCAGGAATCCAGAACGCAAGCTTTGACATGGAAAACATGAAATCTGCTGCGGCGGTCTTTGCTCTTGACCAGACAAGAGACAGCATATTTCAGGCACAGCTTTCAGCCCTGTCTGATTTCATTACGGATTCTCTCAAGCTTTATATCGAGTATAACTCAGGATATAAAACAAATGATAGCAATATGGACTGGGATTCAATCAAGAAGCTTATCGATACTGCTTACATCAACTTGAAGCCTGTGCATATAAACGACCCATTGAGCGATGAAGAAAAATCACGTCAGGAGCCTGTAGATTATACAAAACTCTGCGTGGCAAGATGTGTTCTGCTTATCGTAAAAGGCGAAATGACTTTTGAAGAAGTGCCGTATTATATCGACTGGCACAGTGTTACTTTAATGCTTGCGGCCACATTGATTAAATTCGGTGCGCTCGGAATCAAAGTTCCTGTTTCAGTGCATGAATTCTTTGCGGCGGCTTTCGTTGAATCAATTAGAACTGGTGAGGTAACAATCTAATGGAAAACGGCACTAAGGCAGAAATTAATCTCTCAGCAGGTCTTGATGTTCAGACAAGCGACATGCTCGTTCCTGTACAGGGTAATACTTGGCAGCATAACTGGCAGAAATATCAGGGCAAATTCCTACCGAATTCCATTCGTTTTGAGAAAAATGGCTGGGCCGCTGGCTGGTGTGTATACAATTTTGACTATAAAGACGGATTTGTAGATGTTACCTCTACAGACATAAGAAATCCTCTGAAACCCAAACATATAGGCAGAATTGACGGTTCTAAGGAGTTTCAGCTTATAAAACAGCAGTGGAACAGCACTGTTGAGGTTGAAAACTTTTGGTGGGTAGACGATACTCATATTCTTGCGCTTGACAGATACAATTTTATTCTCAGAAGAAAGAAAAATGAGCTTGATGACTGGGATGGCGACCAATGGGAAGACATCTACCGTATTGACAGGCATGGTATTCTCCACGAACCAGCAATGGTTTATTTCTGCGCGAACACTTATAACACTGCTGATTCTGCAGTTTTTGTCTTGTTACAGCCTGTAAATGATACAACAATCTCTGTTGATATTTTTGACGTGCGGCAGAGCATGGCATTAATCGGCACTGTTTATTTTCAGGTAAGAAAACGCGCGATAAGAACACAGCTTAACGATACAACTCATTCTGCTTCTACTGCTTATTTTAATACTTACTGCGAGCTTAATGCGCCGCAGATAATCAATCAGGCAGAATTCTCAAATACAATGATAGGCAGAAAACTTATTATCGGCTGTCATATGAACAACAACTTTGAGCAGTGGAGTACGGTAATAAATCTTGATACTTTACAGGTTGAAATATGTTTGCAGGGTTACGGTTATGTAGGACTTAACGGCGACCTTACAGGCGGTGAAATACCTTATGAGTTTTTCAATGTAACTACAGGTTTTGACGGAACTTTACTGCCTCTTGAGGACTTGAAAACTCCAAACTCTGCTATTGACGCTGACGCAAGGTTCAAAATAAATAATGTAAGTGAAATAAATACTCTTAATCCTCTTGGAAATGGTGATAAAAAAGTTTGTATCGGTACTCCTGAAAGACAGTGGTATTTGTACCAGAATCCGAATAACGGAAGAATAGAACTTTCTGCTATCATAAGCCATCTTAAATTTAACGGTACGGCTTTTTATGCGGAATTACTGCCTATTACCAATAAATATGACGCTTGTTATGAATCACCGTCTTTTAAGTATGAAGTTTTGGGAGACCCCGGAATACAGGCTTATGCACCGGGAGGTTTGCTGGGAGCAGAAGGTATAGCTTCTGGTCTTATTACAGCATTATTTGCTATTGGTGGAACTCCGCTTATATTTGTACTTGCGCCAAGACATACAACATTGGTTTATTTACAGCAAACTGTAGGTCAGTATGCCTACGTTCATTACAACAGCACTGAAAGTATGCCTCAAAAGTATGAAATGGAGCCGGAAAATACTGCCGGAATCAATTTCACAATGGTTGCAAAAAATAAAGAACATACAGCTTCTCCTGTACTTTCTGATGAATTTACTTTTGATAAGCAAATTGTAGAACAGGTCGGTGCAATAAACAGTGATATGTCTCGAAGTATGGTAATGTTCTTTTTTATTGCATTTGCTTCAAATATTCCTCAGCTTGTAAATGACCTTTCTGTAAATGCAACAACAAAACAGACTTCTGTATCTGATATTGGTAAAAAATATTTACAGAACTCTCTTGAGAATTTACAGGAATTTTCTGTATCTGCTGTTTATTCACAGTCGCATGATATTGGTCTTAACAGTAAGGTTGTAGCAATTAAATCTCTTGATATGTTCTACTCTACCAGTGACAAGCAGATGGTTCATGCAGGCCCCGGATTTGTAGAACACCAGTTTGTAGCTGACTGTGTAGCTCAGTCTGCAACAAGCTGCCAGATTGAAGGCATGTCAGACCAGATGTGTGTATTCTTAAAAGAGCTTACAACAATAACACAATGGATAACTGTAAAAGCCGCAGAATTTGTAGCAAAACAACTTAAAGAACTGGCAGAGGCAAATAATAAAAGATGGGAAACTGCAATGGGTTCAGGCGGAAACCTCGAAGGTAATGCTACTGCAATGTCACTTCTGACCCTCGCTCAAGCTGCAGAATCCGCAGTAGATACAATAAGGACGCTTATAGAATATGTAAATAAATTTCTTGATGTTTTTGCTCAAAGAGGTGTTACTTGCGAGAGAGTTGCTTCTGTTTCGAGACACTCTTTGGATAACGAAGGCAAACACCGTTATGGTGAAAAGAACGAAACCTTTATGTACCCATGTTTCGGTGTTCCTGACGGTGGACTGACATTTGCAGATGAAAGAGTTTTTGCGGCAACAAAAGAAAGTCGCTGGGAACTTACATTGTGTACAGAAAAACAAGGAACATTCCCTGCAGTACCGTATATTAATCCTATTGGTTCTGTAGGATTTGTAACAAGATATGACGCAGCACCAACAGTATATACAAACGCGGAAGGTTCAGTACCTTATTATACAGCTTCATGTTATGGACAGGTAACAAAACGTGCTTTACCTGCTGATATGGCTGTAATTGAAGGTGTAGAGAGATTGCTTCCGGGGCAGCCTTTTAAGAATGAAAATATCGGCATGGATTACCCTGCTTTCGCACCATCTATGCAGCATGACTATGTTATTGATAAACGCTGGCAGCTTTCTCAGTGCTGTACTTACGGTACTCAGCAGTGGATTACCTGTAAAGACACAAAGCTTATCACAGGCAAGCCGTCAAATATGCGTGTCCATGATACATTCTGCGGCATTGCAAGTACATATACGGCAATTGAAGTAAAACGCGGTCTTTCTAAGGCATATATGCGTCCGTGGGCAATCACACCGTCAACTCTGGCTTTCAACTGTACAGGCTTGAATAGTATTCTTGATGAAAAACTGTATCATGCTTTTGACGGAATTTCTTTCCGCGTTGTAGAGTGGATAGGTAATTCCGGAATGGGCAAGAATCTGCAGACATTCCTTTACAGTTTCCAAGTAAACGACAGGTTTAAGCGCAGTAATATTTTCTCACCGAATGAACTTCTCGGAAGTTTTGCTTCTGAGCCTGTTCAGGCCGTAGAAACAATCGACCGTCTGCATACAATAGTAACTGTAGCTACTAAAGAAAAAGGAATGGAAGGCGGCACAATCGGTGAAGACAAAGACGGTGTAAGATGGTCAATTCCGATTTTCACCGAACCGGTAACTACGCTTCCTGCTGCTGTAAAGACACTTGCGGCTATGCCTTTACGTGTATTTGACGGTATAACATCGCTTACAACTACACTGCAGAACGCAAATAATGCTTATAAAGCACCGGTTTCAATGGATTTTACTATCGGAAAGCAGGCTTATAGACAGACAGAAGAATATATCTGCTCTCTCGAGACAGACCAGTACGGTGCAATCGTTACAAAAGACCTTGTACCGTCTTTGGGCTTGAAATTCATCGGCGCGACACCGACAACAGCTTATTTTTACAGTAAAGCTACGCGGTGTTATTACGTTTTCAACGGAAATTCACTGTCAAAAATGGATATGCTCGAAAGATTCCGCGATGTACAGCGCGGCTATTGGGATTTTGTCAATCAGGAAGTAGTAATGCCCTGCCTTATGACTTATAAACGCCTTAATGCGGAAGTTGAAGACAAAGACACTGAAACTGATAACGTAATTGTACCAGTTTTGTCTCAGTCGCGCGTATCTGGCGAAGTTCCGCCGCCAATTACAACGATTTTCAACGACCGTTCATGGTATAAGGCTGTATCATTGCCGTCAGGATTTGCATATCAAGGTCCGAACCGTGTAATTATTAACCGAAGCGTATTCGTAGAGTACATGCTTGAGACCCTTAAAGACAATCTCGGCAAGTGGAAAAAGATGGACCGTGAAAAATATGTTACAAAGCGCGAATACAAAGAGAATTACAGCAATATTCTCCGCGATGTAGATGGCGTTGACGGCTGGACACACAATCCGTTCCTGCTTGTAACAAGTGCGCTCGGAGATTCTGAGAATACAGACAATATTTTTGAATGGGAAATTACATTCTGCTGGCCTGTAGAAATGGATTTGATTTATGGCGTTGATAATTATGCTGTGGTGAACATTACTGCCGAGACAATGACACCGGGCGGAAAAACAATGTCGCGACCGACACATGTTTTCTTAACTAAGGAACTGTTCACACGGCATGAAGCATACGGATATTACTCTTTCAGATACCAGAGTAAAAATGGAGCTGGAAACAGAGAGCGGCTTCACATCTGGTCTGACCAGTATATTGCGATTTCAAGCATATACTGCGAGCGTAAGGTAATTACAGAAAGACGGACCGAGCAGCTTACACAGCAGCTTGAGATAAAACATTTGAAAGAATTGTAATTGTAATATTTACAAATTCGCAATTCTGTAATATTGTAAAATAAAGGATTATTACATGCCGGATTCACAGGAATACAGAAGAAGTCTTGCAAGTGGTCAGAATACAGCGGCTACTACACAAGAATATAAAATGGCACAGGATAGAGAAAGAATACTCAAAGCTCTCAATGAGAAATGGAAAGACAGAGATGATTTGTCTGATGAGCAGATTGCAAATTCTATTCAGCGTGATAATCCAGATTTATCAATGGATGTTATAACAAAAACTGTATCTACAAACAGACCAAAGAAACCTTCTGATACCAGAAATTTGAGTGACAAGGGTTATCCTTCTACATTATACGACGCTGATATGAAAAAACCAGATACAAGAAATCTGAGTGAAAAAGGTTATCCATCGACTTTGTATGACGCAAACATGAAAAAGCCTGACACCAGAAACTTGAGTGATAAAGGATACCCATCTACAATAAATGACGCTGATATGAAAAAAACACAGGACGTTGATTTAAGTAATCCTGTAGAAAATGCACCAGCTTCAAATCAGTCTACAGGTAATGCAAATACTCAATCGAATACACAGAATACAACTCAACAGCAATCACAATCTAATACTCAGAATCAGGGTCAGACGTCTAGTAATTGGTACACACAATATTATGGTAATGATATTCATAAGAATGGTGCGATTCCATTTCAGGGCAAGAAAAAAGAAGATGATGATGAGGAAGATAAACCAAAGGAGAAAAAACGCTGGAACTTCTCTCCTGAATTCTTCGGAGACCTTTTCAAAAACAGGAATCCAAACAATGTTCTTTATGACCGCCGTGATATGATGAGAAATCTTGCAGACGAAGCAACTAATGTAGCTGCAACTCATGGCATGGAAGCTCAGGGCTGGCAGCAGATTGCAAACCGTAATCCTTACAGCGAAGCTTCAAAATATGCTTCTGCTACAAATGCACAGCAGATAGCGGCGAATGTTACTGCAAACTCAGCTACAGGAAATAATCAAGTTGGTCTTGTGAGAATGAATAATCCTATGGATATTAATGCACAAGACCAGAAAGCTATGGAAGCTCGTCTTAGAGCAGAAACACCTCGTCAGAAACAGCTTAATGCACAGGGTCAGTCTACTGCATATCTTGGAGAAGCACAGCAGCTTAACACTCGGGCACAGAAACTCGCTGCAGATAGAGCAGAAAGCAGACGCTTATCTTTGGGTGAAGGTGGCGGTGTGAGTGTTACTACAGAAAAAGGAAAACCAAAACCAAAAGAAGAAACACCTGTAGAAGAAACACCAGAAACACCAACAGAAGAAACTCAGCCAGAACCACAGCTTACAGAAGCAGAAGTTCACCAGATTCTTAACTATGTTACTTATGGAAATGACCCTACAAGCCCTCAGAATCATTTTGACAAACTAAATGACGCTCAGAAATCTTTATGGCAGTCTTGGGGTTCTCCACAGCCATTAACAGAAGAGGAAGCAAGTAAATATACAGGTATTCCTGCAGACGGTAAAGGCAAAGGTTTTGGAACAAACGCTCAATTAGGAGTAATGCAGACTGCTGTAAGAGAACTTCGTCCAGAATATTGGGAAAAGCAGAAACAGGCAGAATCAGAAAGAAAGCTTGATACACCAGAACAAAACAACAGTATGACACAAGACCAGCTTAAAGGTATGAAAACTCAAGTTCAAACTTACGCATGTGGTACTAAAAATGCAAAACCGGGATATGCTATTGTTGGTGAAGAAGGTCCTGAAATTGTAAAAATGAAGGGCGGAGAAGAAGTGATACCGTATGATGATATTGAAAAACTTATATCAGATGAAAGATGTAAGTTTATTATTGAATGTCTTGATATGGGTCTCGGTATGCACCCTGATGATTTTGAATGGCTTGCTAAGCAGCAGGGTGGTAAATTTAAATTCAATGATAGGGAATATGACTGGTTTAACGATGATGACTGGAAGGATGACGAAGACGGTTCTGTACTTAACGGATATGCAGACCATATAAAGAACTATCTTTATACATACATTCCAGAGGCCAAAAAAATAGATTCTTCAATCGACCCGAATCAGGAACATATCGGGCCTATGGCACAGGATATTGAAAAAGTAAATCCAGCCTGTATTGTTGAAACACCAGAAGGTGTAAAGACTGTTGATACAGGTCGGCTTGCTATGATGAACGCAGGAGCAATCGGAGACCTTGCAAGACAGCTCAGAGAATTAAAAGAGGTGTTTATAAATGGGTAAATTAAACGACAAAATGTTGGATTTTATTCCACCAGCAGTCAGACCAGCGGCGGAAAAAGCAGCAGAACAATATGATATAGACAGACAAAGCGTTGCTTCTGGTAATACACCGTTTGACACAGAAAGTAATGCATATTGGTATGCAACAGGTGGCTATACTGATATTGAATTCGATTCAACAACTCCGAGTGCATATACAGGACTTATTAGTGCTATATCAAGATATGCAGAAACTCCTAATGAAAAAAAAGAAACACCGACTACAAAGTATCTACCGAATGTAAAATCTACAGGTGTGTTTGAAAAAAATAAAGAATTTATTTCTTTTGACCAGTATGCTTCGATTATTCATAATGCGTTGAAACAGGGTTGTACAAAATGGAAATATGTACCATACGGACTTGTATATCCAAAGAAAAAGCAAGGGGTAGCAGGCGTTTCTGATGAAGCAATAAAAGCCGCACAGCAAGTTACAGGCACTCTTGAAATGTGGAATAAATCCAGACCCATAAGGAATACTGCCAATTATGAAAGTGAAGCGGCTAAAGAGCTTGTTCAGCAAAACATTGAAGATGGAAGCACAGCAGCTACAAGTCTTAACAAAGTTCTTACAAAGAGAAAAGCGATTACAACAGACTTTGGGGCTGATATAAGCGGAGATGAACATCTTAATAATTTTTGTCGTATGCTTATGCCTAAGCTTGAGCAAAACTATAACTACCGCAAAGATTTTTTCAGTGTAGCACAGCAGAACAAGTCAAGTGAGTTATACAGATGGCTTATAGACGCAGGATATACCGAAGAATTGATTCGTATGCTTTCTGGATATAAAGACTAAAAGGAGGAAAAAATATGATTGACCCGGGCACATTGTTAGGCGGAGTAAAACTCCTCATGGCTACAAAAGACGCAGCAAAAATAGCAAAAGGACTTAATGGAGATGAAGATTTAATAAAAGAAGTAATGTCTCAACTGACAGGTACAAAGCCGTCAGCTCAAGATTGTAAGACTTTTACAACTATGATGACGCAGGTTGCAGAGAATGCTACAGGCGAAGACGCTACTAAGGTATCACCAACAAGTCTTGCAAGAACACTTATCGGCGGTCCGTGGGCTATAATAGCAGACGCAGTATCAGCTGTTTCTCGAAATATTGGAGCGGTAGTAGCTCAGAATATTAGAAATACAGCAGACGCTCTCGCAGAGGGTGAAAGCGGTGTTTTAACATATATGGCTCCCGGGCAAGAAGAACACTGGGGAAGGACCGCTGCGAAAAGAGTTATGCAGGCATATATAACTGCTAAAAAAGCAAAAAACGAAAATAAGGCAAATTGGATAGAAGGTTCAACAAAAACTTTAGCTGATTTTATTGATAAAGTTTCTGGTGCTGCTCGAACAGGAAAAATGCTGGAAGCTGCAAAAGGTGCAGATGTTTCAGGTAAAGTTTATGACTGGATAGGAAGAGAGCAGAGAGCAAGAAATGCTGCTTCTCATTTTGGAGGTAAATAATGTCTGTACGCGGTGCTATGAAAGTTGTTAGCGTGGATACAACATCTCAGGAAAAACCGACTGGTACAAACAATAAACAAGGTCAGTCTCCTGTTTCTAATCCAGACGTAGTAACAAAAACATCTCTTGATACACCAGACCCTATTATTTATGAAAATGTACCACAGATTAAGACTGAGCAAGAAGGTTTTAATAAAGATGTTCGTGAAGCAGGAAATCAGGCTATTTCTGATTATGAACAGTTTTACAAAGATGTTTTAGGGCTTAATGGAGAAAAGCTTAATGAAACGCAAAACCAGAACATCGCAAAACAAGGTAGATATGGTAATCTCAATAATAAAGATTTTAATGAAACTTTAAGTCTTTCAAGACAGGCAGACGCTTATAACAATGAACCTGTCGAAAAAATGCACTTGGGTATTTCTTTCAATCCGTCTGCCGGTCAGGGTGTCGGTGGTTTTGAAACTACAGGTTATGAAAGACCAAAGATTGAAACTCAGGAAATGCGTCAGATGAGAGCCAATGAGCGTCTTGATGAAATGCAGAGAGGTTTGGATGTTCAGTTACAGCATGATATAACCAAATTACCTTATGATTACTTCAAGAAAACAATGGACGAGAAATATAATATTCGCATGAATGAGGCAGAAGCAAAGCGTGCTATGGCACAAATATCTCATGTATCTGCTATCAATCAGGCTATTATGAAAAACACAAAAGATTTCAACGCTCGGTTTAATGCAAAGTTTGGCTTAAAACTTGGTCCTATTATTGCAGACCTTGCAAAAACGAATACAATACAGGCAATGGTTTTTGCAAATTATGTTCTTGGTTATGCTGCGCTTCCGGTAGAAGATATTTATACTTATGAGTTTATGGACCCTATTATCAGAAAGGGTGTAGGTGAAATAAAACAAAAGGTAAATAGAGGCGAAATCAGTACAGAAGAAGGGTTAGATATGTTTAATGACTTTATAGCTGCTTTGACCAGAATGAATGTCAGAATGAGCAAAGACCAAGTAGATAGTTTGGATAGAACATTACGGTCAGGGTTACGGACAGGACGATAATAAGGATAATTAATGTTACAGGTTGATATTTGTCCTTTTGCGAGCGACGCTCTTGAGGACGCAATGCGTTTGGCACAGACCAAAGCACTTAACAGTTATACCTTCTCAGACTGCATAAACTTCTTGAATTATGTATGGGCGGATATATATTCTCAAATCTGTATGATTGATTCTGGATATTATTCAAGAACTGTACAGCTCAAGAGTAAACTTACAAAGCTTCCGAAATTTGTGCGCAACAGTGTAAGAGTATATTCAGCTCAAAGACCTGACGATATTGGTTCTCGGTATGATTTCAGAGTAAGCGACGACGGAGATAACGGTGCTGGCGGAACTTACAGAATTTCAGGCACAGACCTGTTTTGTCCTTCTGCAGAGCGCACAACGGTATGGCTTGAGTATTGTCCACAGCCGCCGCAGTTATTCTTTACTCACCACAATCGTGACCCGAAGATTTATCCTGACGGCCATGATGTTATACGAAGTGCTGATTATCAGCTTTACACTCTTATCAATGATAAGGGAATTAATATCGCTGACAGAACCGTATCTGGTGATGATATAGCTTCATGTGAGCGGTGGTATTTAAGACATAAGAATATTGCTGCCGGAATCAGAGACGAAGACATTACTGAATTTCTGGTGCGGCGGTATGAACCAGATTCAGGCAAATGGGAATTAAGATACGTTTCCTGTGATTTTCCTTATATTTTCTGTTCTTACAGAAACAATATTACAGGTGAATGGCACTCAGGTTTCTTTAATAAGGCATGGGAATGGACAGATTACAATCCTTTTGAGTTTGCTGGTAGAAACGATAATGTTGAATATGTGGCCTGTAAATACAACGATAAAACCGGAATGGGCGTTATTGTCCGCGACTGGAATACTTTCGATACAAAACTTCTTAATATTGATATGCTGCCGAATTCAGGCAATACAGTTATCTTTGTTGAGAACTATTTTGAGTATAAGGCCGCAGACGGCGTTGCTTATAAGTTTACTCAGGGTTATTGGTACAACAGATACGCTACTGATTATAACTATGAAAAGGTGCTTGAAGCATATCCTGCAAGCCCTGATGTTGGCGATGTTGTAAATGATAACGGACGGCTTGTAAGATATAACGGCACTGAATGGGTTGATGTTGACAACATTATCCGTGTAGCACAGGAAGAGACAAATCCTGTATACAAGGAACTCGGCTGGACACCGGATTCACGGCTTGTTTATCCTGCGCCGGAAGTTTATCGATATTTAGTCGCAAGACTGGCGGAGAAGTTTTCTGCGCTTAACGAATCTAATATTATGGGGGTACAGTCTGAACTGGCGGACGCTGCGTTTGCCTTCCAAGCTTTCTTAGACAAAGACAAGAGCGGCTGGAAGAGAATCAGAAATGTAAATCTGCCGACTGCTACAGACTGGTTGTAAATTATGGTTAAAGAAGAATATACAAAATATGGAAACCCAAGAGAATATCTCAGAAGTCTTCCTATGGACGCAATGTATTATTTACTAGATTATTCCTATGGACCTGTTAAAGACCTTAATAGAATACGTGAATTTGTAAAAAACTCAGAATTCAAATCTGAGAATAAAAACCCTAGCTTTATGTCAGAATTAATCAGTCTGCTACAAAGCAAACAGAAAAAAAGATTAGAAGATGAAGAGAAAAGAGTAAAAGGCATGGAAGAACTAGATACAGACAACAACGGAAACATAACTCAAAAAGAAATCAAGCAGACTATTAAAGAAGAAATGACACCCGAAGAAAAAGCCAAAATCAAGGACGATATTGAAGAGGCTGTGTCTAATGAAGACGTTAATGCTGAATTCAAAGAACCGACAGGTATGTATAATACACCAACAGCGGTGGCGGCTATCTTTGGAAAAAATAGAGAAAAATAATGACTGACAACGATTTTAGAGAACCAACAGGTATGTATAACATTCCTGCTATTACAGCTCAAATATCCAAGAATAAGGATATTCGCAAGAAACGTGTCGAACACCTTAAAGAAAACTGGGGTGAAACTGACGAAATGAAACGTCAGAAGAAAAAGAAAGAAAATAAGGGAAATTAGCGGAAATTAAGGGAAAATTTCCCCTATTTTTAAGGAAAGCTTATGTATAAGGATAAAGAGACAGACCACGAAAAACGTAAGAACGAAGAAGGCTCATATTCTTTGTACAATCATTTGTATAATAAACTCTTGAGAGATTATGAACCTACAAATCTTATGAATGAAGAATCCTGCCGCACTGTAGAGGCAGCTCTTATCGGAGAGGGAAAAGAGTATGCTATTAAAGGTGGCAAGGACAGCAGCGATAAGACTGTAACCGAAGCTGCCAGAAAAGCTATGGAAAACTTTATTAAAAATAAAAAGTCTAAAAGTGGAGACGCGGAACATCTCGGAAGGTCACAAAAAGATACTTTCGAGAATATCAAACGGACCATTGCAGACTTGAAATATTAAGTGTATGATTTTTTGTACATTGTAACTTTGATACTCGAAGTGGTATCATAACTTTATATTAGGGAGAAGTATATGCCGGGACTTGACGAATTTGCAAGCAGACTTTCGATGTTGGAAGACAGTTACAACAACGACAAGCGCGAAGCCAAAGAGAAAAGTTTTTTTGACAAATACGGCTCTAAGTTCAAGAACGACCGCGGTTTAGGTCTGTCTATTCTTAATGAACTCGACAGACAGGGTATTGACGTATCAGCTGCAGATGAAGCAGTAGACCAGATTCTTGATGACCTTAGAGTAGAATGTCGCGACCTCATGGACATTATCGGCGATGTAAAACAGGCTGTTGAAGAACAGGCTGACAAAATTGACGCAATCAAAGATGTAGTTGATAAAGAAATCGCTGACAATCCAGATTCAAGCGTAAATCCAGACACAGGTGAGGAAGCACCAATGCCGGAAGGAGGCGAAATGCCATTACCAGAAGAAGGTGCAGCACCAGAAATGCCAGCCGAAGGCGAACCTATGCCACCAGAAGGGGGCGAAGCACCTGTTCCACCAGAAGGCGGTGAAGCTCCAATGCCACCAGAAGGGGGCGAAGCACCTGCCGCACCAGAAGGCGCACCAGAGGAAGAAGTTCCTCCTGAGACAGTTCCTTCTGACGAAAGAATCAAGAAAATCAACAGAGTTGTATCAGATATTCGTATGAAACGGATTCAGTCAAAAGGTGTTAAGCCTTGTGCTGCAATTCTTTCTGCTGCAACGAGGGGGTACTGATGAGCGATGAAGAACTTGCGAAAGTAATTGACGAGCTTTCAGAAAAATCACCCGAAGAAAGAGACGAATACATGGGTTCAAACGGTATTTCAGGGGAAGACGCTGAAATCATTCTTGAAGCCATTGAAGCTCTTAAAGACCTTGTAGAAGACAAAGCTGATATTCAGGCAGAAGACACACTTGAATCGGAAGAATCAGGTGCAGATGAAGCCCTGACAGAAGATTTGTCGGAAGGTGCTGAAACTGTTGATGTGGACGGCGACGGCGATGATGACGCTGTTGTTATTGAAGAAGAAGAAAAGCACGGCGATGAAGATGAACCTCATGCTAAAGGTGTTATTAGACCTGTAAACATCTTAAAAGCTCTTAGTGCTTTTAAATATTAAATAATCGGTATAACGGAGGATAAGATTTATGCCAATTAGTAGAGACTTTATTGAAGGTCTGACAAAGCAGAGCTTTATCGTCGAATTTCTTTTGAACGGTATGTTCCCATGCCAGTCAGACATTGTTCGCATGATTCGTGGCAACAAACGTGAATGGGATAACAACGATAAGTTTGAATATCGTATGTTGCTCTCTGGAACCAATACAGGTGGTTCTCTCAATTCACAGGTTCACAAAGAAAACGTAGGCTTGATTAAGCCGGGTTCAGTTGACATTGGTACATTCCATGCAACATACGGTACTGTAACAGACGGTATCGAAGTTGATATGATGGAAAACCTCGAAACAGCTTCTAAACAGGCTGCTTTTGAACAGAAATTCTCTGTAGACATGCACTGTCTGCGTATGAACGTAGCAGGCTTGTTCAAGAACTTTGCTATCCACGGTCAGTTTGGTGTATTGCACCAGCTTTCAGCCGCATGGCTTGACGGCACAGACTGGCGCGGCGGTAACTCACCACAGTTCAACGACAACACTGTTCACGATGTAACACTCGGCGGCGGCGTTGCTCTTAGATATTGTCCAAACACATTTGCTGCAGCTGATATTGGTGGCACAGGCGCACAGCGCGTTCCATTCCGTATCAAAGCTCCTATCAACGTATTCAACTCAAACTTCAAAGCAGGCCGCTACCTTATTAAAACTAAGGAAGTTGCTCCGTGGGGTGCTGCTGATGTTTCAGAAATGTATCTCATTCTTGAAAATCAGCCGGGATTCCTTACTTTGTTGGCTGTTGGTACAACAATTTCAGACTGGAACGAAGGTGAATTCCTCGAAATCGTAGGAAACCGTGAAGTAGCAATCAACTCTGCTATTTTTGAAACATCATGGGTTCCAAACGGAATTACAGTACAGTACGGTCCTTATGCCGGACAGTATGACTTATTCAACTATACAGGCGCACTCGGCTACACAGCAGGCGATAATGCTGTAGTAGGTGCTATGGAAGGTCTTGCAGACCTCTTGCCGTGGTACATTGACCCGACAGCTCTTGCAGCTGGTATTGAAGTACGTCTCGGTCTTGACCGTCCATTCCGCGACCAGCCTTCACGCCTCCGCTACTCAACAGAGCAGGCTGGTGGTTTTGTAATGCAGCAGGAAAACGAACATATCATCGACGCAATCATGCGCGGTGCTTTCCTTACAAAAGCTACAGTTCCACAGTCAGAAGTACAGGTTTGGATGAACCCTGTTACTCGTGTTGAGCTTGGCTACGAAGAAGGTGCAACAGTTCAGGTAATCCGTAAGAACGAATTGCCGGGTCCGATTGCATATCAGCGCGGCGTTACAGCACTTTCTTTCCAGATTGGAAAGATTAACATTGACGAAGTTATTGAAGACTTGAACCTCCCGACAGATGTTATCATCATCGGTCCGAGAAACGACATGTCTTACAATGCTTGGGACAACGCCAACTTTGAAATGGAACAGTACATTCAGGAAACTTGGGGCAAATCTAAGCCTCCTGCAGTCAAAGACATTACAATTCCTGATGACCTTATGGCAAAGATTGACTTGTCAAAGAGAATCACATACGGTTCTCCATCACTGCGCGACGGCAGAATGGCTACTTTCACATCTGGAAGCAACATCCGCCATCCACAGAACAAAATGCCGTTGTCAATGCACGAAATGGGCGCACTGTTTACAGAATATCCATTCTGCTACACAGTTGTTAAGCTCCGCAGACCTATTTTCGACATTACAACATTCTAATCAATCAGCTCCCTTAATGGGAGCTTGATTAAAGAAGGTGATTAATGACTGCTACCGCTGGTAATTTTCCGAATTTCCAGACGTTTGACGTAACCAAAATAAAAGATAAAGGGCGTGGCCGAATGGCTACTCCCGGTTACGAATATGACCCCGGCAAGGGCTGGCACAAAAAACGTGAGACAGGCTGGGTAACTAAGGGAAGACTAAGCGGTAACGTCAAACTTAGAACACAAACCGACTTCATGGGCGGTAAAACAAAAGCTTACATTATTGAAGGCTATGATGACTATATCGGTTTTCATGCAAACGATGACGGTGAACAACTCGCTTATGCAGAGGCAGCTTTTGATAAGGTTGATAAAGGCGGAATCGGCATTTTAAGTGCTACTCCGTCAGGCGGCCACATAACCAAGATTGAGTATAACTACGAATCTAAGGTTATGAGAGTTACATTCCAGAAAGACGGCAAGAGAGGCAATCAGTGCCTTTTTGTCGGAGTTGCAGAAGTTATTGCAAATCAGCTTTTGCGGCTTGCCGAAGACGGCTCTACCAGAGCAGACGGCAGACACCTTGTAGGTGTAAGATTCTGGGATTTAGTAAGAATAAGACACCAGCGAACTGGTGCGCGGCTTCCGTTTTCATATACTGGAAGCCATAGTTCCGAAATAAAAGGAACAAGACATAGAGTTGTAGTATCTGATTATTATGCAAAGCAGATTCTTGGGAAGAAATACTACGACACTAGAGAAAGCTATGGCGGCAAGCCATACGGCTTAAAACAGGAATATGTACTTAATGATGATGAGTACAAAAAATATCAGGAACTTATAGATTCTGGTAAGCTTCCTGCAGAAAAGGCAGAAGAAACTCTGCCTAAAGTAGAGAAGAAAGAAGAAAGTGCTGTGAATCTTGGAAAACAGAACAGCGGCGTTTTCGGCATGGGTAAGCTCTGGAAGGTTAAGGACTTTGAAGATTTTAAGAACGAGCTGGAAGGCACGGACTACAAAGAATACTTAAACTTTTTAGAGAATAAGGATTTTCAGGGTGCGCTTACATTCCTGAAAAAACAGAAACGAACTGAAACTATCACCGTACCAAATCGCTTAAAAAGCGGTGCTGTACGAAGCGAAACATATAGTTTTCCGAAACCGTATGCAGGCGAGTACGATGAAATTGATTATAATGATTTTCAGAAATATAAGGAGAATGAAAAATGAACGGACGATGTGCGCTTAACAATATGAACATGAGAAACCTCAGACGCTCACAGGAATATCAGTGCGTGATTGTAGACCTTGCAATGCTTGGCATTGTTTCTAAAGAAGAGGCAGAAATGCTTCTTGGTTCTGGCGTTCCGTTGAATCTCCGGCTTCCTAACGGAAAGAACAACATGGTTTCTGAGGCCGACCTTACAAAAGAAGAAGCCAAAGAAGACAAACCAAAGAAGACAAAGGCTAAGACAGAAAAGCCTGTCGAAGAAGTACCTGAGAACGAAGAGGTCTAACAGATGAGTACGTTTACTGACTGGAACGGCCCAAACGGTTCAAACGTCAGGGCTTCTGATTTAATCGAACTTGCTGGCGCATATCAGCGTATGCTTAGTGAACTTCACGAGCATATTGCTGCAACTCCGTCTGCAAACGATGTTCACAAAATTAAAGAATACATAGAACCGATTATCGCAGATTATGTCCAGCTTTCTGAGCTTACAATAAAGCTTAACAGCTATTACACAAAGCTCGAAGCTGATGAAAAGTTTGCACTCAAATCATCTATTCCTGATTTGACACCGTATGCAAAGCTTACAGATATTGCAGACTTTGTTGCGACACCTGTTCTTAATGATTACCTCAAGAAAAGCGACCTCAGCGCACAGCAGGCAATTATCGACATTCAGAACGCGATTGCAGAAATCAATGCGTTCCTCGAAGGCGAGACTGTTGAGTTTAACGGCGTTGTAAAATCAAGACAGTATATAGAAGGAATTATCCATGCTCTTGAGCAGATTCAGTTCACCGACAAACGCTTTATGGCAAATGTCGGCGGCTCTGATGATATAGGCGTTTACTACATTCTCGGTATGCTCATGGATAAAGCCGGAACTGCATACATCAAATACGAAAACACAAAACCATTCAGCGCGGCAATCAACTTCGCTGTTACACCTGATTATAAAGGTGCGCTCTCTGTCACCACAGACGGCGACCTTGCAGGCTTGAAGTTCAAGATTGTCTACGGTACAAAGAACGGCGAAAAACATGCTTATCTTGCCGTTCAGTCTACTGAATGGATTCAGAACTTCGCAAGCACCGACGGCGTTGGTAAGTTTGACGCGATTGAATTCTTCGGTGCTGGTATCAACTTTATTCCTGTAGGTTCAGAAGGATATGTCGTTCCAAACGCAGAATGTCATAACGTAGTTGACTGCTACTCAGGACCGGGATTATCGGCTTCTTCATTCGCCACAAACGAGTTTACCTCAAGTTCTGGCAGAACAATTTTCAAAGTTATTGAAGACGGAAATCTTGTACATCTTATTCTCGGAGATGAAAATGTAACTGATATTCAGCTTAAAGCTCGTCCTTATCTTATTAAGGAAGGCGGCGGCAAATCTCCGTTTGTTACAATCTCTGACATTAAGGCTATCGATAATGTAGGAACAAAAGTTTACTGGCCTACATGGGAAGAAGTCGGTGACATGAGAGTAGCAAAAGATTATCCGGGAATTTATCTTGCATGTGACGGCTCTACATTTGACGAGAATGAATATCCGACACTGGCAGAAGTTCTCGGCGGAAATGAGCTTCCTGTTATTGATTACTGCATTATCAAGGCAAAGAACCTTATTGAAGTAATCGATTCTGGTAATGCTCCGGGCGGCTCACTTGCAGACGCAGTTGCTACAATTCATGGAACAAAAGTATTCAAGTCTGTTGATGACCTTCCAAGCTCAGTACCAGAAGGTACACTTGCGATTGTTCGTAAAGACTGGATGTACTATGTATACAAGAAAGTTGCTACAGGCTGGGAAGTTCAGGTATGACAAAAGAAGAAATGAATAACATCATCAAACAGGCATGGGTAAGAAACCTGCAGAAAGAAGATGATATTCCTTCGGACATTGGAAAGACTTATAAGAACTGGCTGAGAGGACTAATTCAGCAGGCGCAGGGTATGCTTCAACAGGCTGCCCAGCCGCCACAGCAGGAACAGCAGCAGGAACAGGGGGCTTAAATGGGCTTACTTTCAAGAATTATTAATTATCACGGCGGAGAGAAGATTTACAACAAGGAATTTGTTGACGAGCTTCTTGAGCAGAAACAGGACAACCTTACATTCGACGAAACACCTACACTGGATTCTCTGAATCCTGTAACGAGTGACGGAATAAGGAAAGCTCTTGATGAAAAAATCGACAAGGCTTCGATTGAACCTCATCCTACGGAAGACGGAACTGACAAGGTAGTTTCATCTGCCGGAATATTTGAGGCATTTGCGCTTGTGAACGCACCGGTTGGAGAAACAATGTTCTGGCCTGTATCTGAGTGTGTAGATAGAACAGTAGTATCAGATAAACCTTTTGAGTTTGAAGTACATGGAAAGCACTATTCTGTAGACGTGCCGGACGCTGTATTACCACTCAATATCTCGAAAGATATTCCTCCTGATTGGCACGCACTTGACGGCACAGCAGAACTTGACGCGGCTGATTATCCAGACCTTGCGGCGTTCATGCCTGACAATGTAACCACAGAAGGTAAAATCTGGCTGCCTTATTGTAGACAGAAAATTATAAAGATTAAACGAGCTATATAGGAGGAAACCCAATGAGTACACAGGTTTTGGGCGATGTACAGCTGGTAACAAAACAGGAAGTTGAAGCAATGCTCAACGAGACTGTTATTCCAGAGGAAGTTATTGATGATAAAGTAAATGCAGAAAAATCAGCGCGCGAGCTTGCAGAAAGTATTTTGCGTTCATCTATTGAAACAGAAAGAACTCAACGCGAAGCTGATAAGATTGAGCTTGACGACAAAATTTCTGACGAAGCAGAAATCAGAAGCCGCGAAGACGCTGCATTGAGAACTGAAATTGAACAGGAAGCTTCAAAAAGACAGCAGGCTGATACTGACATTGTAAAAGCAATCGATGAAATGCGTACATTTGAGGAAGAGCATTATCCTAACTCTTATGCACAGCGTCTTAAAGGACTTCCGATTGCAATTCTTACAGTACACAATACTGATAAATCTCTTCATGTCGGCGATACAATCACAACTGTTGACGAGAAGTTCTTCCCGAAACAGGCTGTTGACTTCTGGATGGACGTTGAACAGCTTGACGGCGTAGGTGCTTCAAAGACATGCTGGATTCACTGCCGTCTTGACAATAACGGTAATGTTACTGTTATCAACATTTTTGATTTTGCAGGTGCTACTTCTGCAACAGATACTTACACTGTTATGTATCTTACAGAAAAATAACAGGGGGTAAGACATGGCATATTGTTGTGTAGGAAGCATGAGTGCGGCTGACTGGGCAAAAATCAAAAAGCTCTGCAAAGAAATGCAGGACATGATTGACCAGAAATTCCGCGACTTGGACGCTGGCCAGTTACAGATTATTAAAGACAGACTTACAGCTCTCGAGAACAGCCTTGCTGCAGTGGAGACTGAGCAGGCTACACAGAATACTCGTCTTGATGTTCTCGAAGATACAGCTGCAAATATCGAGATTACTACAAGTGAGATTCTTGATATGTACAATAATGGAGGCAACTGATGGGCAAGAAAACTAAGTACATGGGCGTTACCGCCACACAGGAACTTATCAACCTGCTCAAAGCGGATTTTGCCAAAAAACAGGATATTATTCAGTTTGTTGAAATGCCGTCTCCGGTCACATATGTTGGCCGCACAATCGAATATGTCGGCGAAACAAACGCACAGTTTACAAACGGTCACTTCTATCACTCTGACGGCTTCAACTGGATAGCTACATACGAAAGTCTTGAAAACAAGACATGGGCTATTGTTGACAGTCTGCCTTCTTTCTCTGACGCTGATTATAATACGATTTATTTCGTAAAGCAGGGCGACATGATTACTGGTTGGATAAAAGGCGACACTCAGATGGAACCGATTACCTCAACATCATCATGGCAGCTTGTTACGGCACTTCCTCCGTGGTCAACAGCAAAGAACGATGTTCTTTATCTTGTTCTTAGCGGAAGCACTCTTACTGGCTGTGTAAAGAACCCTGATGTTACCGATGAATGGTATCAGATGGGCGGCGGTAAGACAAACTTCAATGAGCTTGATAATATTCCGACAATCAACGGAATCTCGCTCAAGAACACAGTTGACCCTGACCAGCCGAAAGAAGTTTCTCTTGACGCAACATTGCAGCAGTATCCTGATTCTGCTCACTGGGATGAACATGCCGTTTATCCTGCAGCTCCGACTACTGTTCCTGTAAACGAGCTTGAAATCAAAGCTTTTACAGACGAAGAGATTCAGCAGGTTTACGACGACGTTGTAGGAGACTGATTATGGACATGACAGCTTTCATGCAGGCAATGAGCAATCCGCAGGGCTATGTAATGCAGCAGTTTGCTCAGCAGATGATTTCGGAACATCCTAATGAATGGAGACAATGCCAGCAGATGTTTGCAAACAAAAACAGAAAGCAGCAGATTGCGGAGCTTCAAAAGCTCTATAAATCTAAAGGCATGGATATAAACGCCGTAGCAAAACAGTACGGTATTGCATTATAGGAGAAATTAAATGGCAAGAAATATTTTAGACGTGTTCAAGTATCTTGATAAGAACGGTCTGCAGAAGCTTATCAGTCTTATTAAGAGAGGAAGTCAGGAACACTGGATTGGAACTCAGGCAGAATATAATGCTCAAGCAGCAAACATTCCTGCTGGCACTATCGTTGCTCTTACAGATGATGAAGATACAGACTACGACCACGGCAAGTATGCTTTGGTTGAAACTGTTACTGGTAAAAGATGGATTGATGGTAAGCCTATCTATAGAAAAGTGTTTGTTGTTACTAATTCTGCAACAACAGCTCATTCTGAATCTATACCTCTTGGCTTTACTGATATAGATACTGTTGTTTCATTAACTGGTACCATGAAATCAAAAGGTTCAAATCAAGGAATAACGAGAAGCTTACCATTTTGTTATTATGGTTCTCTTGATTGGTCAGTTGGTTTAACTGTATTAGATAACACTGCTTCTTCTGATAAAAATACTGTTTATATTCAGGTAGGTGTAAGTGCTGCTGCTACAGCGGACAAATATATCATAACTCTTGAGTACACTAAGACAGGAGACTGGTAGGCGGTTATTATGATTGCAAAGAATGTAAACATGTATTGCCATGATTTTCAAAACATAGAGAACTATGAAAAAGCAATCTCTGATAATGAAAATATATGGGTTATACATCATAGATTTGAAACACACAATTCAAATGGAGAACCAAGAAAAGTTTCTTTGTCTATAAAAGAGTTAAGAGCTTTAGGAATGTACTACAGCAGACCTGCTTCTGAATTGATTTTCCTTCTTGAAAAAGAACATAAGAGTTTGCATTTCAAAGGCAATCAGGTAGCTAAAGGTGTTAATGTTGGAAACAAACATGCTCTTGGTAATGTACTTTCTGCGGAAACAAGACGCAAAATGGGAATAAGTCGCAGAGGTAATACAAATAACGGTATCGCCTTTATAAAATGTATTGAAACTGGTGAAGTATTCAGAACATGCGAATGGATTTCCAAAGGTTATAAAAATGCGTATCTTGTAGCAAGAGGATATCGAAAGACATGCAATGGTAAGCACTTTACTTATGTAAAGGCTGATTAAAGGAGATATAACTATGAGTATGTATAAAAAACTTGCAGATGGTACTCTGCAAAAACTTGCTGGCTATACAGTAATTGCAGATGGTTCATGTGCTGAAATAAGGCAGGGAAATGTAACATTCAGCAATCCTACTTGGGGTACGGACAAGAGCATAACTTTTACTGACCCTATGCCTGACGCTGATTATGTTGTTATACTTGAATTTATTGAAGGACAGTCATGGCAAACTAACTCAACTCCTGCTGATATTGGTATAATGAATAAAACGGCTAATGGGTTTAAGCTTACTATGTGGCCTGTTGGCTCAGTCACTACTGTTAATATCAAATGGACTGCCATCAAGCTTATTCCGATGGAAGGTTTCACCGAAGTTAAAAACAAGGTTGACAACCCTGATACTACACCGACAGAGAACTCAACAAACCTCTGTACTTCTGGCGGTATCTATGAAGCAATCAAAAACGCTTCAAGTGTATTCGTAGGTACGGAAGCTGAGTGGACAAATGAACCTGACCAGACTATCTATGATATTGCTGTTATCACAGATGAGCATAAAGTTCTGTCAGTAGACCGTTCTACAGGCGATACCGAAGAGCAGGCAAATCTTAACAAGATTTTCCGTGGCACTCTTGCTGAATGGGAAGCTCTTACACCGACAGAGCAGAACTACTACGACCAAGCTGAGATTGACGATGGCCAGTACATGACGAATGTAAACCAGATTGTTGCTCACGACAAGGTTGTGGCAGTAGCAGACTGGCAGGCAGACGCAACATATTCTGGATTCAGTTACAAGGCTGAAATCAGTATGCCGGGTGTAACAGCAGACTATTCACCTGATGTACGTTTAAGCTTTGATGATATTGGCTCAGGAATCTTTGCTCCTGTAGCAGATGCTGCAACAGACAAAGTTGTAATCTATGCTAGTGCAGTTCCAGCTGCAGCAATTACAATACCTGTAATCATTTGCACTCTTATGAGTGTATAAAAATATTTTGGAGGAAATTATGAAATATTTTGTTATTGAGGCATCAGCAGTAAATTACGGTGCTATTGCAAAGGCAATTACAGAAAAAGACACAAGAGATTCAGCTCTCATGCTCTTTCACCAGGTTCGTGCTTCACAGCTTGCTAACTCTGACTTGACATATGGTCTCTGCGAAGTTATTGATGAAATTGGTGGTGTAGTCATCAAAGAATGGAGTGGCAGCACTACAAATCCTGAACCAGAGGTAAACACAGAACCAGCAGGAGAATAACAGCATGATTGGTAAGACAAACTGTAATGCAGTTAGTATCCGTACTGTTGTTAAGCCTCCGTTTGCCTGTTACTATGATGTAGGTGGAGCAGGTACCGTGTTTGATACAGACATAACTGGTCTTATTCCGGGGAAAAAATATATAGTTGGCATATTTGCAAGCTATGAAAACATGGGATTTAACCAGTGGTCTGTAACAGGTGGTACTGTAACACGCATCATTAACCAAGGAGTAATGGGTCGTGCAGATATGATAGTTCCTGATGGTGATACTATACATATCAAAATCCAATGGGCTGGAGGTGGTAGCTCAGATAGGCTCAGAGTATTTGAAGTCGATTCTGACTTTGAAGGTATTGACCATGGTGTTTGGTACGATGGCGATGCTAGAACTGCAACAATTAGCTTAGGTACTCCTAAAAAAGTATATGCCCTTGGAGCGATGAATGGTGCGTTTAGATGTAGACCTGTGCCTGACTCTGACTATGAATATAACAATTATACTCTGAAAAGTAGTGTAGGTGTTGCTAATGCAGTTGGAGTTGTACAGTTTGTATTTCCTAATGAGCTTACTACGGTACAGTTTAAAATGGGCGCTGTAAGTGGTACTACAAACTACTATCGTTTCTTTACATAAAGGAGGTTGATATGCAAGGTAAGACAAATTGTAGTACAGTAAATACTCATGTGATTATTAAATCTCCTTATATGTGTTACTATAATGCTGGAGGTCGGAATCACAGTGTCACTATAAATAACCTTATTCCAGGTAAGAAGTACCTTGTAGGTGTAGTAGCTAACTATGGAAACATATATATTCCTACATGGAACATAACAGGTGGAACTGTGAACACATTTTATAACAGTCCTACAATGGGTAAGCATTCACTTGTTATACCTGATTCTGATACAATCACTCTTACAGCTGATGTTCAGAATGGTGGTAATGACTGGCGAGTTAGAGTAATAGGTGTAGATGATGACTTTGAAGGTACAATGATAACACAAATAGATGAGAATAACCAGAATACGGTTACTATAACCTCTGCTACTAAAAAAGTCTATGTATGGGGCTCTAGGGATTCTATGAGCTGTAGACCTGTACCTGATTCTGGCTATGATTTTAACAATTACAACGTTAAAAGTAATGTAGCTGTAGAAACTGCTGTAGGTGTAGTACAGTTTATATTTCCTACAGAAACATTCAAAATTAAGGGAGGCGCTGTAGGTCCTCTCAATCATAATATCCTTAATTTTCTTAAATGATACAGGATATTTAATTCGTAACATACAGCTCTGTACAGGGCTGTAATCTTATAGTGCTTACACATAAGGAGTAAATTATGGGTATGGAAATTTCAAGTGGTCAGCCAAATATTAGTCTTGGCGGCAACGGCATGGGCGGTGACTGGGGAATCATGTTCCTTGCTTTCCTTGCTATGATGGGCGGCGGATTCGGCGGCTGGGGTGGAAACCGTGGACCAATGCCAATGACTGGAGACCAAGCTCCTGCTTCTTCTGCTCAGTTGCAGAACAGCATGAACTTCAATGACCTGCAGGACCAGAATAGAGACATTAACAACAATGTCAACAATGTATACCATGACCTCGCTGCAAATGTAAGCGACAAATATGGTGAACTTCAGCGTGACATTGCTGCAAACCAGATTTCAATTCAACAGGTTTTTGCAAAACAGAACGAATGCTGCTGTGAAATTAAGCAGCAGATTTCAGGTCTTAATCTTGAGAATGAGAAGCGTTTCAACGCTCTCTCAACAAAGATGGACCAGTCTGAAATTCAGAGACTTCGTGATACAATTGCATTGCAGTCTCAGGACATTCAGGACTTGAAAGCTGATATGCGTATGCAGGGTGTTGTAAGATACCCTAACGGATATACATTTAACGCAGGACCCGGACCATTCGGCGGACTTCCTCTGCCACCTGTTCCTGTAACATTCTAATTCTACGTGGAGGTAGAAAATGAAAGTCAATTATTTAGACAAACATGGTTTGGGAACATTGATTTCCCTTATCAAAAGAGGTCAGACAGGTGTATATGTTGTAAAAGGCACTGCAATCTATGCTGACGCAGCTTTCCTTGCTCTTTCATCAGCAGAAAAGGAAGCAATCGACACAGGTGCTTCTGCTATCGACGCAGCTGGCTTGTGGCAGAAAACAAGCGGTGCTTACGCACAGGTAACAACTTTCGAGGAAGGTGATGTTTACGACATTATCAATGCGTTCACAACAGACGCAAACTTCCGCGAAGGTGCTGGCTACCCTGTAGAAGCTGGTATGAACATCGTATCTGTAAACACAGGTACAGCTGCTACACCTGTTCTCATGTGGGATTTGTTCTCAGGTCTTTTGAACCTCGACAAATACCAGACAAAAGAACTTGTCAACGCTGCTGGTATCGAAGTATTCCAGAACGAAACACCAACTGTTTACACAGCTTCAACATCGCTTCCAACTTCTGAAACTGCTGCTTCTGCAACAATTACAGACCTTATGGTAGCTGTACTTGGTACAGGTAATGAAGAAGGCGATGTATACCGCGCTCATGTCACACCAAACGCTTCTGACCCAACACTCAACGACATTGTTTGGGTTAAACTTGGTAATCAGTTGACTGTTGAAGGTATGTTGGAATTCCTCGGACACACATGCCCGAACACTCCAATTACTGACTCAGAAATTGAATACCTCTGGAACAATGCTTAATCATTGACCCTTTTTTAATCCAGCCCCTTCGGGGGCTGTGACCCTTTTCGACAGGAGATTTTTATGTATGTACAAAGAGTAAGTGCTGAATCTATTGCTGTAACAGGCTCAGGTAATACAGCACAGACAACAATCACTGTACCGGATACAGTTACTTTTGCAGCAGGTGTCACATATGACATTCTGCTTTCTGCTCAGATTCCAGCCGGAACTGACGGAACAATCGTTGTAATAACAAATGGTACTGATGAAGGTGAGCTTTATCAGATTGGAATTGGAAACTATGCAAGAGCCAGAAATCTTGGTTCTCGAAAAATAATTCGTGTGCAGTTCTTTGATGACCCAGCACACTTCAATCTTGTTTGCGTGAGAGGTTAAAAATGAGTACGAAAATTAAGACACTAACAGGATGGAAGACTGTAGCAGATTGTGGTGCAGCAGCTCCATATTCATATTCAACAAATGAGCAGAAAACAGGCGGTTACTGGATTGACGGCAAGCCTATTTATAGAAAAGTTTTCACAGGATTATCTGTAACAGTTGGGTCTGGCAGCAACTGGACACATGCAGCGCAGCTTTCAAACGTAGAAAACCTTGTTAACTTTATACCATATACAAATAACACAAGTATATGGCAAGGGGCATTACTGGCAAGAGTTGACAGTGGTTATATAGATGTATATCCGGCATCAGGACTTAATGTAACTATTAGCCGTATTGTTGCAGAATACACAAAGACAGGAGAGTAAGGGTTAGTATTATGGCAATGTCACTTACTACATTTATTAACAAGTATAAGGGGTAGCTTATGGATATTAAGGAACTTGAATATAAAGAACAGAAACTCCGCGAATGTTTTAAGAAGAAACTTGAACATCTTGATGTAGACGGTGATAATGATTATTCAACCGTGAAATGTGTAAAGACCTACGGCATTCTTTGGCATGTTACACACCAGCTTCTTATGGCAGAAGAAAAGGAAGCCGGAGCTGATACCAGAGGAAGCGTAACGACAGCAAACACCATGAATGTACAGGCTACAGGATTGAAAATGACAAGTAGGTAAGCCTATGAGCAATGAAGAACTTGTAGATAAGAGATTGGAAAACATCGAAAAGAAAATTGACAAGATAATGGACATTGTGAGTAAGACGCAGCTGCAGGAACATCGTATCTCTGAGCTTGAGAAAGACAATGACCGTTTGAATCAAGTCACTCTTCCAGAACTTGCTCAGAGGATTACACTTCTTGAGCATAGAGCCGGGAATACTGCGCTCAAAATTGTCTGTTGGATTGCGGCAGGAGTTGGAACTATTCTTCTCAGTTTTATCGCTGTAAAGGTAGGGCTTAAATGAAGAGCAGATACGAAGGAATCCAGAACAAACTCTGGAACATGCGCGAGGGATGTTTTTTTCTCTCTCTTCTTTCTGTTGCAGAAGAGTTTAATCTTGAGCATGGCAGAGGTAAAGTAGACCTTGTAGACGCTGTAAACATGGCGTTTGATAACAATTACGTTACTTCCGATTACACAGTAAAGAAAGACTGCGAGCTTCTTTCAAAACTCACTGGCAGAAAAGTTACCAAAAGGGTAACTTCTGTATGCGGCGTACTTGATGATAACGAATACAGTATCGCGAAGTATCTTAACAAAGAAAAGACTGCAAATCATTTCAGACGTCGGTATTTTGACGTATATACAAACAGCATGACAGTAAAAGAGGGAACTATTGTCAGTTATTACATTTATACGTTTCACAAGGAGAAGGTATGAGCAGAGAAGAAGTTGTATGGGCAATTATAGAAATTGCCATGTTTATGGTAGGTATTACTCAGGTTCTTAAAAACTTTTTTGAACCAGAGAATAAGAAAGTCAAAATTATTATCACAATGGCCGTAGGTGCTGTTGGTGGTGTACTTTTGCACTTTTTACCTACATGGGTTTTTGTAACTTTTCTAGGAATTTCTGTAGGCGTTGTATTTTACGATTACATTCTGAAATACATGGAGAAACTTATTACTGAACGCGGCAATATTCTTTCTGCTAAAGAAAAAGAAGAAACTGTAGAATCAGCAGGGCCGGACGAAAGATAAAGAGGGAATGAATGAAATGGTTAAGAAACTTTTTGTTTGTGCTTTTATTGTCATGCTCAGTGTTGTATGCACAGGATGTATCACAACCAGATACGGAACTGACAACGCTGTCCTCGAACATCAAAGACAGCTTGCAGAATATCAAGCTACAGTCAATGCTTTTATCCGAAGAACTGACGCAAGTGCAGAACGAATTGAAAGTATCAGAGGAAGAGCGGACGGCCTTACAACGTCAATCGACGGAGTTATCAGCCTCTTTGATGAATATCAACGAGCAGTTGAACGATTACTACAAGACTATTACGATTTACGAAGAGCGATTGAGACGGCAGAAAAAGATATTAACAAGCCTGTCGATGATTCTTCTGGCATTGATTCTGATTAAGATATTATTTATTTTTCTTTACATTAAGAAGATTCCGATACCAAGAATCGTAGATATTTTAGCATGATTATTCACTGCGTTGCAGATGGATATAAACTCCTTCTTCTGTGGGCTGTCGCAAGGCAGCCCCTTTTTATGAGGTGAACATGAAATACATTGATTTGTTTAATGAAATCCAGTTGAGTAGGGATTACAATTTTGACCCGAAAACTGGTGCAAACTGGCGTTACCGCATTGACAACAAAGAAAAAAGAATCTATGTCGAAATGCAGGAAACAAAGACTATCCAAGACTGGCTGAATAATCTGAATATTATTCCTAAGATAGTAAAAGTAAACGGAAAGAAAATTACTGTTCCGGCTGGCATGTACAAAGTTGCAGAAGCAGTTTACAGGCATGTAAAAGAAGACTGGGAAAATGGAAAATTTCCTACAGGTTATACTTGGATTTTTTCAGGCTGGTCTCAGGGTGGTTCTGGTGCAGGAATTCTTGGTTTCCTTATGCAGACACTTGTAAAAGGACACCTTATAATGTACGGTACTCCAAAATACAATCTGACTGAAAAAAGTCTTAAAGAATTGTATTCATGCTTTCATACTGTAAAAGAATTTCTTTATGACGATGACTGGATAGGATGTTTAATACCGTTATATAAGAGAGGTCAAACAGAAGACGTATTACCTCACAACCCTGATAACCCTGAAAATCTTGACCAGCGGCACAGAGTTTATGGACACTGCAGGTATTTACATGAAGAGTTTTAAGTGGTATAATTCTTGTTGAACTACTGCTCGGCTAAAGACCGAGCAGATTCTGAATTTACTAAGCAATACACTCAGATGATTCAGAACTTTCTTCCTTCATAGAACTGCGTGGTTCTCCAGAAGCATTTGTAATTTCGGATAGTTCCCTTCCTACTATGCCAAGACTAGTCACACCTTTATACAAGATGTTTTTGGCTGCATTTATATCTCTGTCATGGTTTACACCACAAACAGGACACATCCATTTCTTTACACCTAAAACCACTTTTGGATTAACATATCCACAAGCAGAGCAAGTTTTAGATGTATTCTTAGCAGAAACTTTTACTAAAGTGGTTTTATAAGCAAGCATATCCCTGAACATACCGAAACCACCATCACCAACAGCTTTTCCGTGATATAGATTTTCTGCCATATTTTGCAGATTGATGTTCTCCACAATCACATACTCAAATCTGTCAGCCAAATCCCTGCTAACTTTATGTAACCAATCTTTCCGTTGCCAAGAAACTTTCTCATGTAATTTGGCAACTTTCATTTTGGTTTTATAATAGTTATTTGATTGAACTTCTTTACCTTTAACAAACTTTCTTGCAAGTTCTCTTTGGTAATGTGCTAACTGTTTTTCCTTCTTTCTCAAAAATCTTGGACACTTGATTTTCGTACCATCAGACATTGAGATAAAGTCGTTATAATCACAATTCCAATCAATTCCTATTGCTTTTCCATTATGTATTTTAGGTTCATCTTTCTTTTCAACACAAATCTTTACAAACCATTTTCCTGTCGCAGTTCTTCTGAAAGTTATATTTTTCCACTTTCCTTCACAGAATCTACAACTTGCCCTTATATCAAGATAACCTATTTTATTTGTAATCCATAAACCATTCTCATCAATTCTAGGATTGCAGTTTGAATAAGAATATCTAAAAGAATCTTTAGTATTTTTCTTAGTTTTGAATCTAGGTGGATTAGAAAACTTTCCTTTTCTTTCACCTTTCAATGATTTATAGAAATTAGAATAAGCAGCTCTTACATCAGACCACATTTGTGAAAGTGGAATAGAACAAGCAGATTCCTTAATCCATTCCAATGCTTCTGGTTTGTATTTCTCAAATGTAGGTTTATATCCTTCAATCTGCATATCATGATTCTGGTTCTTATTAAATACAACAATATTCCAATATAATCTACAAAGACCAAGAGTTTTGTTAAAAAGCTCTTCTTGTTGAGGAGTTGGATATATTCTATACTCATAAGCCTTAATCATTTATTATACTTATCCTTAATTTGAATTATATAATAAGTTTAATTATTTGTAAAGTATTATTTTATAATTTTTCGCAATTCATCTGCCGAACTAAAGATTCGGCAGTTTTCTTGCTATTTTCTTGATAAAAAAGCCTGTGTTTCCACAGGCGGATAAAAGGATAAAAATGGAAAAAAATGATATGTTTGTAATATTTCCTGTCGTTGGTTTGCGTTCAAACTTCTCCATTCTTTTTCTGTGCATATAAAAAACTTTTTATTACGCATTTTGTAATATACAGATAGTATTTTTTTAAGTATTTTCATGTTTTTACTCCTCTATAGTATAAATAGTAATCTCACATCTTGGATTACTTATATCAAGAAAATCTTTGATTATTTTTGAGGGAATAAGCTTCCAGTTATCATCTTTAATTATTGCAGCGTCTATTAAAGTATCAAGAATACTTGAAAGCTGATTGTCAGAATCTCTGTGTCTTGAATCTCCGTGATAGAATTCCACAATCATTCCTACAGGAACGTCTATAGTATTAAAATTGCGGCTTGGAAGTTGTGAGCGTATTTCCATTACAGCTGTATTATGCCATTCAGTATAACGCTTGCTTGGAAAACTTCTACCGCTTCTGGTGTTAATTCTGCTGTTCTTTTTGCTAGGTGTCTCGCCTGTAATTCTGATTGTAAGATTCATATTATCTCCAATATCTGAAATAGAATATTGTAAGAACAGACAGAATTCTTACAACCTTACTTATGATAGATGAAATAATTGCAAGTTTTATTGTGCTTGGTTCTCTTGAAGAAACATCAAGAGAATCACAGCAGAAAGTAATCATCATTATTATGATGTATGCTGCTTCGAGTTTTGTCATTATAACTCCTTCTTTTATAAAAAATCGGCAGGGGTAATGTACTTATACCACTGGTCACTTTACGCGCGATAGCGACACTCTGCCGATAAAGTTACTGTAATTATTTAATAACACCGCATGTTTCACGTGAAACAATTTAATCAACTACCACCCAGTCTTCTGCAAGCATGTCTGTCTGAGAAGCAAGCCAGCCTACTACAATAGAACCATCAGCAGCCTTCATATCAATATGAGCATTAATATGAACTGTTTCCTGTACGGTCTGAGGTTCATCTTCTTTGACATGTTTATAAGCATAATCAATTGCGTCTTTACAGCGTCCACGTAATTGTTCATAGGCAGGGTCAGTCGCTTCTACTTCATAGATAAACATGCCCTTGCCGTTCCAGCCTTTACGTGCTACCTTGCAACCATTCTTTAGTGCATTAATAGCCTGTCCAAAATCCATAGTTTCACCCATTTTCTACCTCCTTAATCTTTTACACAGTATTTTTTTGGGTCAATCATTGTTTCAAGACGCTCATGCGCTTTTCTTGTGCCGAACATAAGATTATCAAGACTGTTGTTTGAACGGTCTCCGTCTACGTGGTGAACATAAATATCATCAGGTAAATCATCTGGGTCAATACCGAGTGCGTCAGCTATTACCTTGCGGTAGTAAAGAATATACCGTCCGTTGTGCCAGATTCTCTGGCTGCCGTGGCCGTCTCCGATAGGCTGAGGTTCACTCCCCGGAGTTCCGACTATCATGTGTTCGCTTACTTTCATTGCAAACCCTCCAAATATCTTTTGCTTTTCTTAATCATTGATTCCGGCAAAACGCCCTGAGACATACATAAAAGCTCGTTTTTGCTTAGATATAAATATCTGCCAAGATTTATTGAATTTTCGTATATTTCTTTTGGTACAAGTGCAATAAATTGTCCTTTATGCCATGTACGCAGATTGTTTTTTTCTATTACTTTAAGGCCTTCTATTTCAATATTGCGTTTGCATACTACTTCAATCATACGGCATACGCCGCCGGGAACTTTGAATATCTGTAAATAATGGGTAGGAATAAAAGGGAACGCCTGAATGTTTTTTATTGGTGAACGCCTTGCTGTGGCTGTAGCACGGATAAATATACCGGGTGGCACTACAGTATCATCATCAAAAGTCATAGGGTAAATTCCTGTGCTTGGTATTTCGTTTTTACCGTATAAACTCCACCACTTTTTAACACATTCAACATAAGGCATAAGCTTTGATACAAGTATATATTCCCATGCAGAATCATCTATGGTTTCAACAGGTAGGCTCATTTCATATCCTTATTTGCAAGATAGAATCTAATAGTACACATGCGTCTTTTGTTTTTATACTTTGAAAGATTCTCGAATCCGCCGAGAAGCGGCTCTGTGTTTCTTGACACAGCGATACCATGATTCATTATAAGATATGGATTCATAGTAAAAAGGGCTTTTTCTACTACAATCGGATTGTAATTATTGAAAGCTATTGCGCGGCAAATTACAACAGATTTTTCAAATGATTTGTATTCAGGAAGAAACTGAACAGCTTTGATGTTTATAATATCAGAAAGTTTTTTTCCGTTTATTGAAAGTACAAGATAATTCTTGAGAAGACTTTCTTTGATAAATGGTATAAGGTCATTTACTATACTCTGAATACCAAGAACATCATCTGGAATATCTTTTTCTGGTGATATAGGAACTTGTCCTTTTAAGCTGAATCCAAGAGTTTTACTGAAAACTTCATCTGCAAGACTTGCCGCGCAGCTCATTATCAACCCTCTATTTTCTGAAAGTTTTCATCGACTTCATAGAAGTCAATAATCGCAATAGATTTTGCGAGGCTGATATTAAAGAAAACAGGCATTTCTTCTTTACTTGTCTTTCCCTGATTGTAAAGCTCGATAAATCCGCCGCGCATTAAAACACTTGCATACTGCTGTCTTGCGGTCTGGATTACCTGCTGTTTGTCTTCGTTATACATTGATTCAGGAATTCCTGATACAAGGTAATAGTTTGTCTTTGGTGAAGCACCGAAAGAATCGTCAAATTCCAAGTCTACGCGGAAAAACATTGAAAGCATTTTTTCTTTGTTTTGAATCTGTACGATGTTTTCTCCAATTTTTTTAGCTTTGCTGCTCATTATTCGTCTCCTTCTTTCCGAATTTTTTATCAAGCTCGTCTTTGACTTTTTCCAAGTCAATAGCGTCTACCGTTTTAATAAGTGAATCTGCTTGATGTTTAATTACCAAACTCATTATTTCGGAACGCTGTTCCATAGGCATTTCATCAGGGAACTTAGTTTCAAGAATATGTTTTGTTTCCAATATGTTGTCTGTAAGCTTTTTTACAAGCGGCTGCAAAGATTCTTCAACATCTTTCCTAAACTGCTCGTCTGAATATTCCATTTTACACCATTCCTTTTGCTACATTGTAACACTATAAAAATAATTTAATCAAGTATTTTTATTCTTCAAGTATAGCTTTTCCAATATAAGTAAAAAACAAGCATATAAAAAGAGAAGGTATTCCTATAATGATAGGAACAAAAATAGTAAACAACCAGCCAAAAGGATATGTAGCTATTATAATCTTACATATACTCATAATGATTATTGCCGGGATTGTAAGCTTCCATATAATATTTAATAAAAGTGCAATCATAGCAAAAATAAAACCGAAAATTATTCTAATCCATTTTTCTGTTTCGCTCATATTTTTCATTTCTTTTCCTCCTGATTTTCTTCTTTTGTTTCGATACCAACTTCCACCTTGCCAATTTTCACATTGACATTTTTGAAAGTCTTTTTTATCTGCTTGAATACAAAACAGATAACAATACACGCCGCAACCAGAAACCCGATGATAAACATTGTATCACCGAAGGTGAGGTCATCTTCGTATTCTGTTGTAGCTACTTCCTGAAAAGTTTCTTCATTCATCTTTTACCGCCTTTCCATATTTTTTGCAGAATTCGTTTTCTGTAATTTCTTTAATGGTACAATCGTGCCTGTCAAAGAACTTGTTTATATCCGCGATATTACCTTCTGGTGTTTCCACGTAAAAAACTTCAAATCCTATATCATTATTTTTTTCAACCCTGTTTGTATGAACAATGTATTTTTTTGTAGAGGGTTCATAAGGCATTTCGATAGGAAACATTTCATCTACAACATCCATGATTGCTCGCGCACCATAGCTTTCGCTTGTTTCATCATCAATACAAACAATTCTGTCATTATCTGTATATTTAACAATGCCGTCTTTATAAACTTCTTTGAAAAGGCTTAAACGTCTTATATTCTGAAAAACTGATTTAACATCGTGTATACTTAAAAATCCACAATGATTCCATTCTTCATCGTTATCAGTTATAGGAGAAAGCGGCAATCCGGCCATAAACTTTTTTAGAATAAGACACACAGCTCCGTATGAATATCCGCTGTGGCCCTGTTTCATAAGAAGTTTGAATACTTTCAAAGCGTCATAATAAACAGATTTTGAATACTTAAAATCATCGTCTTCTTTTATAGATTTTTTCAACGATGATATAACAAGCTCGACTTCTCTTTCTGCCCAGTCGTGCATTGTAGTTCCTTTATTCATATTACCTCCAAGAGAACTCAAGATAATCTACCTTTTCGTTCCTGTATAAAATAACTTTTACGCCGTCAAGCTCGGCGTTTAGATATTCAACTACACCGTTTAAGATTTCATCGCGGACCTTAGTTCTTATTTTCTGAACGTCTTCCGCATATTTTATATTTATAATTTGAAGCAACGGAAATGCTAACTGATAGCCGCCGTTACTTGCTTCATTGAACATTTCTTCTTTAATGGATTTAATCATCACATCTGAAACATAATTTTTATCGCGCAGCTTTTTATAAGCCAGATTCTTACGATGATTGTCAGCCAGAGATTTCAGATTTTCTTTCAGTGTCATTTTTGGCCTCCACTTTTATTTTGCTTAAAAGAAGATTGAAAAGCTCATTTGTTTTATCCAAACATTCACTCTGAGCTTTCAATGCACCACTGATACTATTGATACATCTGCATATACTTATAATAGAACAGCAGCACCAAGCAACCAGAAGTGTAATTATTATTTGCCACAATATCATAATTACTCCTTATTTTCCGGGTTCAATAAATATAGATTTGTTTTAACTTTTCGTAGATAAGCTTTAGTTGAATCAGGTATGTTTTCTGACATAACAGCATTAATTCCACAGTTATATGCCATAATTGTATCATCTGTTACTTTAAGTTTTTTATGTAAATATGCAATGTGGTGAATCGCCAAGAATGAGTTGTGCTTCCAATTAAATGGGTCCAACTCCATATTGTCAAACCAGTAAGCATTTGCAAAACTTGTCCAGATGTATCTATCGTTTAACTGAAACAGGCCGCAGTCAATAGTTCCGTTTGTATTTCTATGAACTGCTTCTGGATTAAATTCCGGATTTTCTGCCATGAGAATAGCCACGATTAAATCGGAATCAATATCCAGTTCTTCACTTAATGAGCAGATGTAATTTGACATTGCTTCTGGAAGGAACTGATATTTATGCTGTTCTTTTTCTGGTGTAACTATATCAAAATTAACAGCGATACGTTTTGAGTGTTTTCTGCCCAAAACGTAAGAAAAAACATTAAGTACAAAAATGAAAACAAAAACACAACAAATGATTACTATGTCTTTATTCTGCAGTTTCATTTTGGCCCTCTATTTTAGAAAAAACTATATCTTGTAAAGGAGTAAGTATATTATCCAAAAGATAATAGAACATTTTATCGTCGGAATCCCATTTTATAACAGCCTCTACAAACTCGCCGCAGTCATCAATAATTACATGGTCTTCATGCTTACACCACTTTTTATTTACATCTTGTATTAATCCGCCGAGCTGCAGATACTTTTCAAGGTCTTCAATCTTGTCAAGTAAATTAATTGCAGACTGTTCATTTGCTTCATAATCTGATTCTTCAATACTGTGTCTTGATTCACCGTCTTTGAGAACCTTTTTAATCCAATCGATTGTGTTCTTTGCTTCTCCTGTCATTATACTAGTCCTTTTTATGTTTAAGTCTTTCGGTATATTCGAGCTGACTAATCTCTTCCATGCCGTTTTCACCGTCTGCAAAGAATCTGTTGATTTCAACTTTTTCACCTTCTGGAGTTATGCAGTACAGTATCCCTCTTGTGTTATAGTCTTCATCATCTGCTTTATAACCTACCGCAATAAACTCTTGCGTATAAACTTTGAATTTGTTTGCAGGCGGCATATACGGCATTGTTATAGGGAAAAGTTCATCAATAATCTTACCTACACCACCGCCTGAATAAGTGTTTTTACTTTCAACATCAATACAATAACAACGATTGTTATCGTTATATTTTACAGTTCCGTCCTTATATACATCTTTGAACAAAGAATACATTCTGCAACACTGATAAGTTTTTTTATTAGAATCCTTACCATTGAATCCACAGCTTTCAATAAAGTTATCTTCTGTATCTTCTATAGGTGTAAGCGGCAGCTCATTAAGAAGCCGTATCAGAATGTTTCTTGTAAATGAAAAAGACATTCCACTGTGTTCGTCTTCAAAAATTGATTTATATGCTTTTAATGCAGATTGATAACAGGCACAACCATAATCAAATGATTTTCCATCCCAATCCGGATTTTCATGCTTACACGCAATTTTTACTTCGTTTTCTGCCCATTCACTCATACTCATTTACACATCTCCTACGCTTATGTAATAATACTCCTACATACCCGATTTTACAAAGTCAAATTTATCATTGTTTATCCCTTGTAGCTCCTGCTTCATAAAAACTTGTCTGCATAAAATTTGAAAGTTTTAAGCTGTCAATTTTATCTGTGAGTTCTTTTTTTATAGACTGAATTTTTTCCTCGGATTCTTTATCTGCTTCTTCTTTGCTGCGGTACAAAATAAACGCTGAGAATCCTGAATTGCTTGTAGAATACTTTGCGTCAATAATGTCGTTCTTTTCCATGAAGTTATTCATGTCTTTTTCAAATGTTGATACATTTGAGTTTGTAATTACCTTAAAATGTAAATTCATAAACTACTCCTTTATTTATGCTCTTTTAATAAAAAATCCACAGCGTCCTTATGATAATAAAAGACATTTTTTTTATTAGAAAGCCATTCCTGATATTTATCAATAGTAATATACACTGTATTAATCTTTCCATTCTCTACAACATAATATTCATCTGTTGTTGAAAAGAAGCCTATTCCTATTAAAACAACTATTACGACACAAAGACTGCCTATTAAGAATGTAAATAAAATACCAATTAAAAATGCCATATTATTCCTTAAAACCATAAAGTGTTACTTTTAGGTATTGAGATAGTATAACTCAAATCCCATTCATAATTAGTCAAATAAATATAATCATTCATTTATTTTCCTCCTTAAATTTTAATGTCATTAGAAACACCCTATTTTCTTACAACCATCATATTTTATTTTTTGACTACCCCAGAATTCGCCGTCAAGCTTAAAGAATGTTCTTCTTTGAGCTATAGTTGGTTCTTTTGCTGAACTTATAATTTGTTCCAATTTCAAGTTGTGCATACGCTTTGAAATATCAAAACCAAATTCTTCAATTTTATTATCAGAATTTACTTTTATCCACACTGTTTTTCCTAAGTTTACTAACCACCCTTCACAAAAATCATCATCGAGAACTGCAAATACAAATGTATCCGCAAGCCAACAAGGATTATTAATAGCGTACAGTTTCATTTTTTTTCTGTTCATATTTACTCCTTAAACTCTGGTATTGTTACAGAAGGTGATAGCCAAGCATAAATAGGATATTCCTTATTTTCACCTAGAAATTCACCATTTCCCATGTACATAAAATCTCCTGTTTCATATCCATTATCCCTTATACGGTAAGCACAAATGTAAGTTAATGGATATGAAATACCGTCTTTTATTTCTGGTTCAGGTGGTAATTCGTCTTTCACATAATGCCATTCATTAGCCTTGTTATATCCGTATTCAGCACCGTCTTGCCATAAATCATAATAAGGACTTAACAGTTCCTTACCACAAATATATTCTGGATAATTCTTTCTGAATGTTTCTTCTGCTTCTTTCCCAAACATAAAGCTACTCCTTAAATAAATTCCGGTTCATACATCCATGCAATCACGCCTTCTTGACAAGTAAAGCTGTTAGTTTCTTTTGAGTACATTGCTGTTCGTGTATAGCCGTCAACTGAAACAAGAAGCTCAACACCTTGTCGTGGCAAATCATCCGGGTCTTTCCGTAAATCGTGCCATTGTGACCTGCCTGCTTTAAGTCCTGCAAGATAAGCTTGTTTAATTCTTTCGTGAATATCTATAATATTTCCTTCATAATCTTGTACTAAAGAAATACAATCAGTACCTACTCTAGTATTTTCATCAACTATTCTTGTTCTATCAGCATATTCTTCTGCCATTTCTTCATCTGTCATAGTTACCCCTTATTCAGCTTCTCATATTCTTTATCAATAAGCTTTGCTCTTTCATCAGGATTTACTTCATACAATGCAAGCCTGAGCATTAAGATATTAAGCTCAGGGTCATTTAATTCAATAGCTCTCTGAGCAACCATACATAACAACTTCTTGAGTGTATTAAACGGAATTCTCAGAATACTACTTCCGGGATTATCGAATACACGCTCTATCAGGTCTGGCGTATTAACAGAAATATATCTACCTAAATCGTCCATAGTTACTCCTTAACTTTGAAGGATATTGAGCCTGCAATCATTGCGCCGCACTTACAACATCTTTTTTCTTGGTGCCACACAAAGAGTTCAATTTCTGTCTTACAAAAAGGACAATGAGTTCTCGTTCTTGAACGTCCGCAAGCTTCTGAAATATATACACCTGCCGGTGTTTCTTTTTTTTCAACATTACCACTGTAATAATCATTCCATGTAGTTTTTCTCATAATCACACCTCTTTTTTCTCTTTTTTATATCGAAACGCAGGTTCAAAATTCTTACCTGTATTATTGTGCGGCAGATGTACAAATTCCGTATGGTCTATGAACTTGTAACATACATATCCGCTGCAGAAGCTTGAAGTCTTACCGTTGAACGAAACCTTTTTATCAGGAATGATAAACTGAATATCACCTTTTGGAAGTGAAGAGAAGAACTCTCCAATCTCCTGATAATTTATCGCCATGAGATTCATAAGCATGGCAAAGGGCTTGTCAGCTTCTACAAGTTTTTTGAATACATCAAGCTTTCTTGAGAACGGTGGATTAGATATAACAAGGTCTGCATGTTCTGGAATTGGAAGTTCAAAAAAATCCTGACCAGTTTCTATACTTCCATATATAACATTATAACCGTATTGTCTGAATATACGCACATATTCAGAATCACAAGTATCAAACGGACAAAATATTGTTAGCGGTCGATAAATTGATTTAGGGTCTTTTTTGTGAAGTTTTGAACCGAAATGATAAGCACAAAAATAATAAGTAATAAAAGGTTTAAGTATTTCTACCAGCATTGGTGGTGTATGGTAATCATCTTGTACATTGTATGCTTTATTGAAGCTTTTCATTTTACTTCCTCCAAAAGTTTTTTAGCAGCCTTAAAACACTTTTGTTGATAAAGAGAATCAATTTCAGTGTTTGGTATTTCATATGACATTAACTGCTTTATCATATCGATTAATTTACTTTTCTGCTTCTTTAGAATTTCAATTTCAGATTCACCTGTATTTCGGACCTGCTTGGTATGTCTCTTGCCTGTTAAAACAATTCTTTCATGTTCTTCTGGTGTCATGGTTACTCCTTTCTTTTCTTTAATCTTTTCTGAATTATTCCCATAGTCATAGATACAATCTGCCATTGTAACTCCATATTCTTTTTCTAGTTCATCCTGCAATTTATTTGCAAACTGTACTCTCTCAGTTAAATTATTTTCTTTTGTGTCTTCCTGTTTCATTCTAAACCTGCCTCGTTTCTTATTTGTCTTATTCGTTCTCTGGAATATCCGAAAACCCTTGCAATAGCAGCGTCAGTATATGTATCGCATAAAGTACGAATCATATCCTGAGCTTCGCCTGTACGTTTGATATTATAAGGGCTGTAATACATTACATTACCTGTTCTTCTTTTAGTTACAAATCCAAATCTTTGTTTGTATGAATTTATTAAACTATAAGATACATTGAAATGTTCTGCACATTCTCTAATTGTATGAGTTTTGCCATATTCTTTTAGTTGCTCAATATCAACAAGAGGTGTAAGAAACTTTGTTCTTTTAGATTTCACACCATATTTCTTACATAACATAGCAGCGTATTTATATGTTATTTTCCAAGCTTCGCTAGTTTCTTTAAGGGTATGATTTTGAAGAAAGTCTTTAATTTCTTCAATACTTTCCAATGGTATCTTGCTTTTTCTCATACTTCCTCCATATTTTTGAACTGGAATGGTACATCATCCGGCCACCAGCTGAATTTAAAACATCTAATATCCTTTACAAGAGGATGAAGCTGCTTCAATTCTTCAAGAGTAAGAGGTTTTTTCTTCTCTTTATTCTTTTTGTCCTGAAACAACTTGCGTCTAAGGAATCTTGGAAAGACTGAGTTGCGGATGACCTCCGCATACTTCTCTTCAACCCATATAGTACCGTCATGTCCGAGGTCTTTTCGCAGCGTAGGAATATTATTACGGATGATGTACGCCTGAACTGTGCTTGGAACAACATTACAGCTGCTTGCAATTTCAGAAACATTAAGATAACCTCTGATAAACCAGTTTCTAATGTCTCTTGGATTATTAAGAATAAGGTTGCAGTCTTCTACAGAGAACACGCCTTTAGAAACACAGTTTTCATCAGTGCGCAAACCAAGTTCATCAATTCTGTATTTTATTGACTGCTGTTTCTTCTGTGATATTTCAACAAGCTGCTTGAATGTCTGCGGCTTGTTTACTTTGAGAGCTGGTCTGAATTCGAATTTTGGTTCTGTCATTCTTTATCATCCTTCTTTCTACAATCTTCGAGATATATATCAACTGTAGGCTTTACCCATCTATCTGAATTCCAACGTCGAATAAAAACATCGTCAACACAAGAATTATCATTTTGTGAAACGTATGTGAATTCATTGTAACATATGGAAGTATTTTCATATGTATACTGACCGTTACATTTTGCACACCATTCTGCAAGCTGTTTGTGTGTCATAATTTTACCTTCTGGCTTAATGCGGTAACATTCTGGCTTACAATTAAAGTCAGGGTTATTCAAGTCATTCCATTCTTTTACGCCTTTATCTCTATCTTTGTATTGTATTGTTTCACCTTCTGCAAAGGCATTAAAAATATCTTTTATATTTTTTGCATGTTCTCTTGTCATTATTTAACCTCTATCCATTCAATATCATCAGGTTCTACTACTGATTCTGCACCGTCATATTCTTCAATGCGGTATTTATTACCTTTAATTTCTTTAACACGTAAGTCTGCTACATATCCATTAGCCTTTTCTTTAAGTGTTTCAACTACTTTTACAAGAGCAGGGTCGTGTCTGCTTATGTCACAAGAGCAAATTTCTCCTAATTTGCCTGTCAATTCTTTATACCAATCAATAGCTTCCTTTGATAAAGAGAAACCACCATAACAGTTATTGTAAACTACTTTCATTCTTTAACCTCCATACCTCAAGTTGTTCCGTAAGACCTTTGTAAAGGTTTTGAAAAGACTTTGCTACTATTTCCGGGGCTACAAGAGTTTTCCTGTATTCTTCGGGCGGAATTGAAAAATCATAGCAGCAGTTGCAGCAGAACTTTGCAGTTTCTATATTTGGGGAAGTACAAATAGGACAGCGTTTCTTTTCTTCCTGTAAAAAGATTGTGCATGAATTAACTCCTTTAGTTAAGGTTGTAACATCAACAGGCCACTTTGCTGGAATGTTATCAAAAAACCAGTCAAGCAGCTTGTCCAAGTCACTGTCATTTATTTTGTTCAGTTTCATTACAAACCGTTTGGCTACGGTATCATTCTGGAAATCGCCGTAGTAACCTGTTATTTCAGCCATGAACTCGCTTTTTTTCATTCTGCACCTCTTCAAGAATTTCTAAAGCCCTATTCAACCCAACACCTTTATTTTGTTGTTTAGGTGGTGGAACAGCAGACCTGTCTAAAAAGTTATCTAAGCAGAATCGGTCTGGTAAGAAATCCCAGAATCTATCCCAAGAAACGAATCTGTCAAAACTTTTCTTGTTTTTCCAACCTTGCCAAGTGTTTGGATTATTAACAACTTGTGCATAATTCTTTAATGCTCCAAGTATCATGTCGCTATGAAACCCTTTAAGCTCTGGACCATGTAATGTTTCCAAAGCTCTCTTAAAATCAGTTTGCATAAAGGTTATAAAATTATTAAAGCAGCATGGTAACTGATTCTCTGACAATATATCAAATACCTGCTTAGCATAATTTTGAGGAATATTAAAATCTAAAACAGGTTTTGGAGAGATAAATTCTCTCTCTTCACTTACATTATCATCCACAGATTCATAATCATTTACAGATACTTCTACATCTTCATCTACATTTTCTTTATCATTATCATTTACATTATCATTGTTTGTTTCAATGTTGTTTTGATAGTTGTTTTCTAGGTTGTTTTTAGGTTGTTTTTCAGTTGTTTTATGTTTACGTGCATTTTGATTACCTTTTGGTGCGCCTCCGCATTTTCTTCCACAATCTGCGTCTATAAAAGAACGTATTGCTGTGAAAGCTAAATCTGCTTCAAAAGGTAAATCTTGTGGTTCAATACCGTCGAAACGGTATGCGTCAATAGCGTCGTAAAAAGCAACCCTTACAAGAGGGTCTTTTATTTTTTTTGCAGTTTCGTAAAAACTGCGGTAATGAGAAGCTTTCTGTAAGTCTGACATTTATTCACCGTCCATAATTTCTTTTTTTACAGCTTGTAAATCTTCACAGAATTTATCTACTTGTTCTAATGTAAGAATAATACTGTCATTATCTTGAGTAATTTCAATACTTTTTATATTATCATCCTCTTCTGCTTTATTCATTATTTCATAACCATATAATATTTTCATTAAAAAACCTCCTTAGAGCAAAAAAAAGCCTCACACCTGCTACCCACGCATTTCTGCGTTATCCCCGGATAGTCAAGTATAAGGCTATGTAAGAGTGTATTGAATCTTGATGATTCAGAAAAGGGGATAGTTTTTCCCAATCATCAAGATGTAGCCAGTGTATCATCAAACATGTACGCTGTCAATAAAAATATTCCAATTTGTATGCAGTTTTCGCACGTTGTTCTTTGTGTCTGCGGCCAGTAGGAAATCTGGCTTGCGCCTATTATTGTATATAGGATTTACAAATCCTAACAGGTCAACGACCTGCTATATCTCTATTACATCAACGAAGAATAGAGATATGCGCGGTGTGAGGAATCGAACCTCAATTCAATTACAAAAAGGAGAAACTAATTGAATACCATTGAGCAACACCATATACTCAATCACCGCCAAAACGCCACCATTGAAGTTTTCGCACGTTGTTCATTGTGTCTTCGGCGTGTGGCTCGCTTACTGAATTTTGCGGAAATTCAAGTTGGTAGTCTAAGTTTATATAGTAAGTCAACGACCTACTTTAAGTTCTATCGCCAACGGCGCGAACTTATATTAAGTTTATCACCGCTTTATCACGTTGTAAATAAAAATTATTACAACAGCGATGTATACACATACTATTACTGTCATTCTCCTCCCCCGGAATGTTTTTTCATTTCATAAAGAAGTATGTCAGCAAGAAGACCTAAGACCTTTCCTTTGTCATACCCGATGTTACAAGCGTCATTACATTTAAGACTACATACGGCTCTATAATTTAATCTGTGCTGTATAAAAAACCAGCCATATTTATTAAGATTTTGAGTGCTTTGCGAGATACAGTGAGCAATTTGAGGTTGTTCAGACATGATAGGTTTTCCACACACCTCACACATCATGCCGCTCATATTGTAACGAGCTACACGCTCTTCTTTTTCTCTTTCAGTCATTTACGGTGTCTCACCTTTGATACATCTATGGGTGTAAGAAGCGTCTTTTCTATTGACCATCCAGCTTTAAGCCTTAGACATATCCGAGAAGTGCTTAAACCAGTAAGTTCTGACCATTCCTGTATTAACAATGTTTTTCCGTTGCAGGTTAGATGAGTATTAGTTCTCTTGTTTCTCTGCTGTTCCTTAACAGTTGCCCAGCGGCAGTTTGAGGGTTCATAGTTGCCGTTTGTATTAATACGGTCAATGGTAAGGTTGTCTTTGTAGCCATTTTTCATGGCCCAGTCTTTGAAGTTGTTGAAGCTGTTTTTCCATTCTTCACAAACTATAATACCTCTTCCGCCGTAGTTTTTGTATTGGGTTCTGTGAGGATTATAACACCGTTGTTTCATACAGTTATATATAACTTGAAGTCTGGTTCTCATTGAACTTCCTCCGGTGGAATTATTATTCCCAAAAAAGCAATGACTTCGTAAGCAGTATCTATAAGATAAGACATTTCAACAGTGCTTACGGTTGTCATGCTTTCGCCTACAGGCTTTCCAGTAAGCTTAGATATGTGATAAGGATAACCTTTTGCTATCGCGCGAATCTTTAAGTCAGCTTCAACGTCAGCAGGGCTGTCGCCTGTTTCATCACATATCAGCTTTACAAGAAACCAGAATAGATTGTTCTGTGATTTGTCTCCTGTGGTGCGCGGACGCTTAGGAGGCTGGAATGTACACAGAACATAATCGTTATTTTTCTCGTGGCACTTTTTAAGCTCTCTCCCAAGAACCGAGCGGATTGCAAGGTCTTTGGGAGGTTCAAAGCTTATAAGACCGTTAGAGTTTACTCTGTGAAGTACGGCCTGTATCATAAGTTATCCTTAATTATATACGAATTCTTCCTGTGGTGGCTCTGGTTGGTTCTCATCTGCCAGATAGCCGCGCTTACCAAGTTCATCTGTGATATGCTGGATAACTTCTTTTGCCGTAAAATTCTTACGGCTTGAGCAGAAGTTATTAAATTCTTCTTTTGAGAATACAGGATGACCTTCTTCATCTTTGTAATGCAGAAGTTTTATAATTCTGTCTTTTTCTTCTGGTGTATCTTGACCGCCTTTTGGAATAAATGTCGGAGCTTTTGGCGGAACTTCCTTACCGTCGAATGTTTCTTTTACAAGTTCTACAGGATTCTTGTATTTTGAACCATCCCACATGCCAGCATAAATATCTGCAGCAACACCGAGTATTTTAAGACTTGTACTGAAAGCGTCAGTAATAGCCATTTTATAACCTTCGTCATTGCTTACAAGTTGACCTTTTTCAATTTGAACAAGCTTTGAACCGCCGATACCGACAATCGGTTCGCTCCAATTTTCGCTGTCTTTTACATAAACAGCAACTTGAGCAAATGCAAGCACTTCACCATTTGCACCCTGTTCAGTCCAAAGTTTCCGTACTTCATACTTCCAGCCGAAACCGACAAGGCCGAACTTTTCAGTCATGGCTTTATACCGCCATTGTGGGTTAATATCTGTTTTGCCTTTAAGCTTTCCTGCTTCGATTCCTTTCAAAGCTTCTCTAGGTGGACGGCTTAAAGAATTGTAAATTTCCATTGCTTTAATATTATCCATGTTTAACCCCCTTAAAATGAATAATCATCGGAAGGATAATCATTTCCGTATGAATAATCATCATAATTATTGTTTGAAGACTTGCTTTGTTGCGGATGACCCTCCTGTTTTTCTCCGCCGATAAGCTCAATGTCCATTGCGACAATAACAATCTTGCTTCTGTTCTGTCCTTCCGGTGTTGTCCAGCGTTTCTGGTCGAGATAACCTGTAATACCAATTTGCTTGCCTTTGTGAAGATACTGGTTTATAGATTCAGCTCTCTTTCCCCAGTATTCAACATCAAAGTAAGACGGCCTTAAAACCCAGCTGTCACCCTCTTTTACAGAACGGTTTACAGCGATTGAGATTTCCATTTTAGCAGTACCACCAGTTGTATATTTAACTTCTGGGTCTTTGGTAAGTCTGCCGATTACAAATACAGCATTAATATCCTGTGCCATTATTCATCTCCTTTAATCATATTTTTGTAGAAATTACAAAACTGTTTGCAGTCGCAGTAACCCTGACATTTGCGGCTTACAGCAGGACGGTGTTCAACGTAGAAGTTAAGGCCTGATTCTGCTGCGAGAGCATTTGCTTCGTCTTCTGAATCAAAAACTTTCACAGCTTTTTTCAGTCCTTTTTTCATAACAGCATATTTATCATCATCTGCCCAGCGTTCTTCTTTTGTACATGGCGGAATTTCATCATCTGGAAGCTTGTAATATTCTTCAAGAAGCGGAACTTTTTCAGTGATTTCTTTTTCCATTGCCTGTAAGTCTTCATCTGTTACATCAAACTCGTAAACAATACAAGGTGATATAGGATATTCAGGGTCTTTTGCTGCCATGCTTTTTGAATGGTCTTTAAGCAGAGCAACAAAGCGGCACTGATTTACTGTAAATCCGTTGCGCTTCAAAAGCCAAGCATAAGTAAGGCCCTGACGTTTCCAGTCAGAGAAATCCTTAAACTTCGTTTTCCAGATTGAAGCAGTCTTCCAGTCATATACGACACCATTTTCCATATCGTAACTGTCGATAGTTCCTGTGATAACAGACTTGCTTAATTCAAAGCGGAACTTCTCTTCGTGAAAGTTGCCGTCGTCGAATTCTTCAAGAATTTTATGAACGGCTGAACCGAAAATCGTCCAAACTCTGTCTGCTGCGTCAACTTCAATTTCATCCCAATGTCGGTCTGTGAGAATGATTTCCTTACAACCTTTAAGCAAAGTTGTTGCAGAGAATTCGCCTTCTTTATTGTGTTTTTCAGTTGATACGGCCTTTACAAAAGCCTGTGGAAGTTTGAGATTGTTTGTAATAATCATTATTTGCCTCCTGTGAGTTTTAACATTTTAATATTGAATCCTTTTGCAGCAGCGATAAAGAAATCTGCCATGAGATTATCTTTGCGTTCCTGCGCAGCCTTTGCTTTGTCCTGACATTTAATCATTTCGTTTCGCAAACATTCATACCTTGTCATACACACTCCTTACCTGTTATCGCCTGAGCCAGAAAGAACATTTCTTCTCTTTCTGTCTTCAAGCTTGTTTATATTTTCTTCCATGACTTCGTGCATTTTAAGTCCAAGACATGTACAAAGTTCAGCAATCATCCAGAGACAGTCACCGAGTTCTTTGGATATTGCAGCTTTGTCAGCTGCAGAAACTTCTCCGCCTTTGTCGCGGATAATCTTTGCGAACTTGCCGCAAACTTCGCCAGCTTCTTCTGACAGACCTAGAGCAGGATAAACGTAATCACATGTAGATTTTATCTTGATGTTCTTGAAGTGCTTGTGATGTGAGCTTTCGTCTACTACTACAGGTTTCTCATAGAATGAGAAACCGTGCGCTCTTAGCTGATATTCGATTGTAGTAATCATATAATCTCCTTGTAAAAAAAAAGTCTTATGAACGTCATACATCAGGTGGGGAGAGGAATACCTAATGTTCTCTACATGACAATTCATAAGACTTTAAGCTGTAAGACAGCTTAGATAAGTAGAGAAATTATCTAAGCTGTCTTTTGTTCAATGTTATAATAGGATTTGAACGGTTGTCAATCCTTTACCTGCGGATGACCCTTGCATTTTACATAGCATTTACAATTTCAAGGTCTTTCTTTGTCTGAAACATGTTTCACTCCTTTAATATGTTACAGTCCATGAATAAGAATCATCTTCCATGAGATACAGGGGCAAACTGCCATCTCTGTTATCCCAGACAATATCCTTGATATGCTGCCGTTTGTTGTTGTCGTCAAGCCACAGCATATCAGTCCAGCCGAAAGGCAGCTGCTCAGCATGGTAAGAATCGTAAGTGATTGAAATCATGTTGTTGTTGATATTCAGCTCTTCTACAAATCCGGCCGTAGTTTCGTAACCGTTTTCGTACTGGTTAAGAATCTTTCCAAAGATATTAGGCTGAACTTCCGTAATATCTCCGAAGTTCCATTCTTTCATTTCGGCTCCTTTGCCCACCTTTTACGATAGACTGCATTTACTGCTCGTTTCATGTAATATTCTTCCGGCTTTATTTCGTTGTAGGCAGGATTATATTCATAATCCCAGTTATCAAACATAAGGAATTTCTTGTAATTTACAGCCCACGGTTCAAGATAAAATCCTTTGTTATCATAATCAATCATGTAAATAAACATGTGATTCATACCAGTATAAGGATTTTTATTTCGTACAAAGAAAACCCTGTCTTTGTCTTCGGGATATCTGTCCTGCCAGAAAAGGTAGAACAGAATCGTATAGTCCTGACAGTTTTTCTTGCCGTCTGCTGTTACATCATAAACATTATACTGTGTATATCTGATATTGTTTATAACTTTCGTTTTCATATCAAGAGATATTGCAGCATAACTGTCTTTTACCTTGCTTTTACTCGGTTTATCACATTCCATTTGTGTGAAAAGCAGAGCAATAATTATCATAATTACAAAGAAGCCGAGTATTGCAAGAATTACATGCCAGATATTACCCCAGAATGTACGCCACATTTCAGGGTGCATAGAGTTTCTTGCATAAGCCTGACGGAGATAAGAAGTAAAACGCTGACGGTCATAATCGCTCATCTGGTTGTAGCATTTTCTAAAGCCGATTCCTTCCTGACAATGCTCACATTCATCATCGGTACATCTTTTGAACTGCAAACGGCACATACATGCAGAACAGCTTTCTGCAAGTTCTCTTACAGCAAGGTCTGTAAATGTTTCTTCGCGGTGAACAAATCTGATTTCGTTATTGTCTTTCATTGTTTAACCTCCAAGTCTTTTTCAAGAAGATATACGAATCGGTAGCTAGTATTATTATTACAAATAAATGGATACCTATATTGTCCATCCATGTTTTTAGAAATAACACCAATAAATTTAGGATTCTCCCTAGAGAAGTTTCTTTTTAATTCACCTATGTTGTCAGCAAAAGCAGCTACTTTTCCTTCGAGAGAATCATCCCAATCAAACCGAACTTGAGCTGGGTCGAATTCCATATCTATTAAATCTGCCTGATTGAAAACATTTACAGGAATATAAGACCCTTCTTCAAGCGTTCCGTATGTAAGAAATATTTTGGCAGATTCTTTTGAAATATCCAACTCGCAGTTGTTGCCAGCATTATCAAATTTAAATTCTCCGAGGGTGTCTATTTTGGCTTTAAGAACATTAAGAGACACTCTGATATTTGCTTCAATTCTAATCGTTTTCATAGTTACTCCTTATCAAATCCAATATGTTCAGCAATATCATCAATGGTGCTTAACATCTTCGGTGTATCACAAGTTCCGGCAGTATAATCATAAGCAAAATAATCGCTGTCGCCGTAATTATACGCCTTATCTAGTGCTGAAAGAATGTGAGCGGCTAAATGAAAGTTATCGTTCTGTGCGTGTTCGATTGCAAAATCTCTAAGGTTTTCGTAAGAGGTAACATCATTCTTCTCTTCGTTAAGATTCCGCATTGCTTCTTCAAAGCCGCCGAGTTCAACAAGTTCTTCAAAATCCATTCTTTTCATTTATTTTGTCTCCTTACCTGCGGATGACATATCTGTATATTTCTTGAAGAACTTCTCTGAACGAGGTTCAAGAGGAATCTCCATGTCTTTACAGGCTTTTACTACATCGAACAGAACTTTTATCTGGTCGATTTCCTGCTGTTTTCTACATCTTGAGACAGCTGCTCCACCTTTAGAGTAGCTGTCATCAAAGAAGTGTCTGTATTCTGCCATAAGAACATTGAGCTTGTTTCTTATAGCTTCAAGCATGACGTTCTTATTCATTTCTTTTCCTTTTTCAGTCTGGCAATTTCTTTTTTAAGCTCTTCAATTTCTTTCCTGTATTCATAGGATTCATTGTTTTTGCTTGTGTTCTCAAGAAGTTTTGTCCACTGGGAATCGAAATTGTTTTTCTGTTTACGTTTGTTTTTCCTGCTCATCTTATCAATGAAGTAAGAGTTTCTTAAAACCCCTATAAATATCGGAGATATAACAACAAATAGAATGGCAGTTCCAACAGTAAGCCCTGTTATTGCATAAGCAATATCATAATCATTTGTAATTGCAAGGAAAAAATCATAAATCATTTATTTACCTCCTTTTCGATATGGTCTATGTAAAGATTAACTTTCCGTTTGTAATTGCCGGAAGAATTATATTTAATGTCCAGTTTCAAATGTCCGATGATAAATACATCATCTCCTTCGTGAATGTCAGCGGTCTTAGAAGCTTCTTTATTCAGCATATAACCTCTGATATAAGTCTGGCTTACAGCGTCATAGCCGTCTACCATGTGTGAGTGAGTGCATACAATCGTGCAGCACAAATGTCCGTTATTGTCAATAAAAGCGTTGGTTACGTGTCCAGTGATTCTTACTTCGTTCATACGAGTTACTCCTTATTAAACATCTTTGTGAAATCATCACGCATAAAACCTAACAGGATTTTGTCTTGAACTGTTAAGTTTTCAGGGCTTTCAGCAGCTTTATTCATAAGCGGTAAGTAATGAGTTTCAAAATAGTAGCCGAAATTTTCTTCCGCTTCTTCTTGGTTAGTCCAGTTTCCGTTTCCAAATTTAGTGAAATCAAATACCATATAAACTCCTTTACAGCACAAGCTGTGTTTTATAGTCCTAAATTGAAGGACAGATGTTTTGTTTTATCCAGTCAGTTACAGCTGTATCTTCTTTAACAAGAACATCTTTAGGCACAAATACAAAGATACTGTCATAAATCTGACTAGCGGTTTCCTTTTCTTCATCGCTTCCGAAGTTCATCTTATCTTCAAGAACAGGAAAAAGAGGATGTTCATACACGAGTTCTTCAACTTCTTTTTTGTAGAAAGAGCTGAAAAACTTTATGTGTCTGCCGTAATAAGTTTTGCCATCAATCTCGATTTTCTCTGTAAGTTCCATTATACCTCCCTGAAACCTGCGGATGACACTCCGCACTTCCATTTGTTGTTTGTCTTTTTTGAAGACCAGCCACATTTACCGCAATTTTCTCCGTCCATATCAACGGCACAGATAGAGCAGGCGTGAATCTTTTCACCGCAATGCTTACACTTAATGAAACCATTCCGGTCTACGTCTTCAAGATTGAATTGTGTGTATCCGTCACAGAACGGACAAAATTCTTCAAAGTCTTTTTCTTCTGGCATAATTAAACCTCCCATATTTCGAGTGTTTCGTTTGTAAGTTCTTCAAGCTTGTCTTTCTTTTCTTCAAAGTCTTCAATGAACTGAATGTATTTCTTATTAATCCAGACATGACTATCTATACAGTTGAAAACTGTGCTGATAAAATCACTTTGGGTATTGAAAATTCTTTCAGCAGCAAACTGAATACATTCTGTCCAGAGATTTTCTGCTGACATTTTCATATTTTCGTTGTGTATTTCATTAATAGCGTCACACAATAATTTATCATCCATACCCGAAAACAGATAGTTAATGTCATCGATTCCACAACCAAGAATATTTGAAAGTAATATATTAGCGTCCATAATTTTCCTTTCCAATACAATTAGTAATATTTTCTTTCCATGATTCACTCCTCTTCCGAGTTGATTCCATAACCGCCGTCTATCTGTTCAATAGCTTCTTCAAGTGACGAAGCCTCGAAGTTATCCCACAAAGAACCGTCAAATTCTTCAAGAGCGTTTCTTACATAATTCATACTAAGATAAAGAGGTTTGCATTTTCCTGTAGGATAATCAATGTCTGCTCTCTCACAAAGCCAAGTTCCCTCTTCAGCTTCGTACTCGTCATTCATGTCTTTCTGAATACCGATAATCCACCAGTTCAATGTATCCGGGCAGATATACACCTTTTCGTAAATATCAAACATTTCAGGTGCAACTGCCTTTGCAAGTTTTGTTACTTCTGTAAATTTTCCGAATTCTATTTTCATTTCTGTTTCTCCTTACCACCGCCAAAGCGGTGGATTTTTATTTATTTAACCTCTCAGCTTTAACCAATCAAAGCGCGATACACCGAGAGCAATGTCCATCAACTCTTCCAGAATACCACTTACAGAACAATCATTATTTATGCAGGTATCTTTTGTCATTCTGCTACTCCTTTGAAAATACAATTTCTTTCCAAACGTAAGGTTTCTTTATTTGGCTACATCTACTATCGTGGTAAATACCGTTATAGTACCAAGCAACATAAACTCTCCAACCTCTGATACATAATAAAGGAACATTATTATTCCTCCCTTATAAAGTTTTTCAGGTCTTCGCAGATGTTTTCAAATGTACATCTTTGTTCTGAATTCAAATGAGTTACTTCAAAAGGCAGCTCAAACAATTCTTTGAGTAATTTTCGTACTTCTTCAATTGACATGGCTTACTCCTTAATAAAATCAGCTACGCAGACGCGAGTTCTGCCCTGCTTGCGTGTCTTTTCCCGGGCGTAAGAAGGATTCTCTTCTCTTCTTTTCTTGATACGCTCATAAGACTTTGCATTGGTTTTAATCTGTTTCTTTGCGCACTCGTTAATAGCTTTGTAAGCTTCATCAACGATTGTCTTCTGGTCTGCTGAAAGCTTCTTGCTTGAAAGCAGCTCAAGAGCGGCAATGATTTTTTGTGTCTGGTTGATTGTAATATTCATTTTTAGTCCTCCGTTATTTCCTCAGCAAAATCTGCTGTGGCTTCTGTCGAATCATAAGATACTTGGTCAGATTCAAAGTCCAGTAAACCTTGTGCATATTCAATAGCCTTTTCTTCGTCCGGGGCTTTAATTTCTAAAAACCCGGAGCTTACCCTTGTGATTGATACACGATATTTTTTCATACTGTAACCTCCCTTATATTGCTTCAAAACCAGCTTCTTCAAGCTCGTTTTCAAAGTTCATAAACTCAACTTTGCGGACGCTGATTATAATATCACACAGCCAAAGCCGAGCTTTTCCTTTCTTCCATTCTTCCCAGATACTATCGTTTTTATAGACAGCATTACCTTCAATGTCTTCGTAAAAAGAGATTCTTACGATTTTTTCAGAGGGGTTTTCTTCATAAGGTTCTTGAAAACCAAAATAACAATCTCCGTATGTAGATGCCTTGAGATATTCAAGCAAATCTTTGCATGATTCAAAAGTTTTATCACCAGAGAAAGGGTAATCATTGCCTTTTGAAACATAACTTCCGGTGCAGCCATTTTCGTAGACATCTTCTTCTGCTGTGTAGTCAATCACTCTTGCGATGTACATAATTATATACCTTCGAATGTAGTTAAGTTTCCGTTTGAAATATTCAGTTCAAAATCTGCATGAATATCATCATCTTCTGTAAAGTGGCCCGGCATAAATACAAAGAAAGTATCTTTGTCGTTAGTTGTAATCATCCATGCAGATGTTCGATTGTCTGGAACATAAAGCTTTATGTTAAAATATTGACAGACAAATTCCAGAGCGACGTCAAAGATATAAGGCTTGATATATCCAAGCAACAATTCAGAATCTTTGATACGGATAAAGCTGCCTTTAAGATGATAAGCAAGTCTTAATTTTGCTGGCTTAATTTCGTAAGAAGTGTATCCAGTAGATACATCAGGAATAACTTTCTTCCAGTTTGGATATGTTTCTTTGTTGATAGTAAAATCTTTACACAAAGAAATATCTTCCATTTGCGGAGGATATTCTGTTGCAATAGCAATAAGATATTTACCGTCAGTTGTTATTCTTTTTCCCTCTGCGAAATGTACAGCATTTAATTTAGGATGTGCGAATTCTGGAATGTAATTTGTAAAATTGAATTGCTTAATCTTTTTCATTGTAGTGTACCACCTTTAATTTATTATTGAATCTTTTGAAAGTTTTTATTGTGCATGGAGTAGACCAGTTGTTGTATTGACGTAAAGTGATTGTTTTATCTCTGCACAAACCGTCAACAAAACAAGACCACGCGAGCTGCATTTCATAGTAGTCATTGTAAGGCCTGCTTGTTTCGATAAACATTTCTATTGCTTCTTTTCGTGTCATATTAATACACTCCATATTTACGCTGATAAGCGATATGTTTTTCTGTGGAAAGAGGTTTATAAAACTTCTTTGCGTTTGGATTACAGCGGTAAATCTTTATAGTTTTGCCGTCATTTGTGAAGAAACCGTCCACAATAGAACCGTTAGAAAGACACTTGAATTTGTGTGCTTGTTCCAGATTCTTTGGATTGATATTATAAGCCTGCTGAATGACTTCAAAATGGTTTTCAAGCCATTTTCGACCCAGCTTTTTAGATGATTCTAAACCACTGAAAAAAGCTTTGTTATAATAGCTTCTCCATTTTTCAAGAGGTTCTTCGTCTTGAGCATGGTCAAAGATATTATGAGAACAGAAGCCTTCTTTGTAACCGTCTTCACGTTCAGAAGTCCATTCATAAGTAAAACCGAGCTTCTTTGCAAAGGCTTTTAACTGTGATTCAGTCTTGAAACTAGCAGCATGAAATGAATATCCGTCTGTAACCCAGATAGCGTAAATCCATTCTGGTTTAATATCTGGACATCTTTGACAGTCCAGAAAGTTATGTTGATAAAAGCTGATTTTGTTTCCCATGATTATTTTCCTTTGTATTCTACTCTTTCCTTAGAAAAACACTGTCCGCAATAACGCCATACTGAATCTGTCTTGTTTATATCTCCCTTTACACATTCAAAAGTTGTGTAAGTAGCCTTGCCGTCAATGTGTGAATACGGTTCTCCACACTGAATATAAGTCAGGCTATGAGATTCTGGAGGTACACAGTCAAGAAACCATTCTGCAATCTCAACATTGAAGAACATTCCGGGGCTGAACTGTTCGGAAAAATCGCCATTCCAATCGTCCATACCGTAGACTTTTTGACCGTCATATTCTGCAGCGAATTCAATAGGCTTGCGGTATTCTACCAAATCGCCTTTAATAAGATGGTCAAATTCGTTACGGTCTTTGATTGTTTTGCCGTCATAAGAACAAGAACCGACAAAGCAGGCTTCCAAAATACGGAAATCAAGGTCAAATTCTTGAAAATGCTGCCTTACTTCGTCCAGTTTGCGTAACATCAATACATCAGTTTCGTTAAGTTCTTTCATGGTAAACCCCTTAAGCTATTTTTGTAGTAGGAATAACCTTGTCTGTATTGTTATCATATTCATAATTCCAAAAAGACAAGTCCTCTGTGTTCTGTAAAGCAATATGATTGTATAAACGCTCATAATCGCTTTCCATAACGTCCATTTCAACGTGTTCAAAGTCAATAAACTTCAAAAGATAGTATTCAATCATAATATCTTGAAGCCTTGAAACATCTTTGTCTTCTTTATATTCAGATTCAAACCAAAACACACTGTTAGGAATGAAAGAAATAAAACCGTCATAAGAAGACCAATGTTCATGCAGATATTTATCAAAATCTGCCCTGTTATCTTTGAAGCAGAACTTTTTAAGGCTATTAAGATTAACTTTTACATCAAAAGAAATGCGGTCTGTTTCAAAGTTATAGAAACGTGGAGACCACAAGTTTTTTAAGCTTCCAATCTCCATGTTCAGCGGATTTTCTTCAAAGTTGTCTTTGATAGCAGAAACCCATGCTTCACAAGTTTCTTTTTCGAATTTCTGGAATTCTCCGTTTGGAAAATCATAGCAGAAATTATCAGGCATACAGCCATAATCCATATTGTACAAAGTATCGCTGTTATACAGATTACTTTCATAAAAGCCGGGGAAAATCCGGCATGAAAAGTTTTCGTAAGTTTTTTTCATGTTATGCCTCCATTATTTTGCAAAAACTTGCTGAAATGCGTTGAAATTTGCAGCAGCTTCATAAATATCAGCATAAAAATACTGACTTACTTTCTTTTCAGTGTTCATGTCAAAAATGGTGATACAATCACCTGTAAGACTGAACAAAAATTCATCTCTTACAAATTCTTCATGTTTAGGCATAAAATACCCCCTTAGTATACGAGAAAATCAGCAAGCCCATGTAAAAAGTCTTTGCTGAAATAGATAGTTTCAATATGTCCAGAATCAGGACTTCCGACAAAATAAGACAAACTCAAAGAAGTACAAGCAACATTGCTTACATCTTTTATAGTTTCATTTTTGCCGTCATAAGAAAATAAATGAAGTGTCATTTTCTGCCCCCATTCTGCAAAGCCTTTGCTTTTCGTGACTGTATAGAACCCATAAGGGCAAATTCTCGCCACAATTTAGCATAGTCTTTTTCAATCTGCTGATTTTTAAGAGCTTGACGGAATTCAGCGCAAGCTTTATCGAGTTTTTGAGAAGTAGACATAAAGCCCCCTTTGCTGTATAATTACAGCTGTATAAAAAAATTACATCTCAACAAAAGAGATATAAAACCGATATTGCGCAAGCCGATATTGCAACCGGATAAAACAGCTTTATATTTTCATTGCTTGTTAAATGCGCTTGCCTTGCGCTAAAAAATGGGGATAGGTGCGGATGACCTCCCCATAAAAATAGAATGTCGATTTACCGTATATTTTAATTTATGCCGTAAGGCACTACCGAAAATATACGTTAGCTTTTCGCTTTTTGTGATGAGTATTCAAGAGGCGAATTCCCTTGCATAAAAATCTTTTTGGGGGTTGCCCAAAAGTCAGTAGAAAACGGCTTAAAATTAATTGTTGCAAAAAGATAGAAAATGCTATATATTTATTATGTCAGTAATAAACAAAGCGTTTTTTTCTTTGCAAAAAGTTAAAAGCGTTTTCAAGTTTTCAAAGAACAAACAAAGCGAGCATTGCACGAAATACCCTTTACATTGCGCTTGCTTTGTTCCTTATCCTTAACAGATAAGGCAAGAAAAGACACTGTTAAAACGGTTATGTTTTCGGGTTGTGGTATAAAACCGCCCATATTGAAAACGCCGTTAAAAAAGCATTGAAAAGATTCTATTATCTTTATCATGCTGTTAATCAGCTTGTATAAGCTGTTAAACTTTTTAAGGCTTAACAGCTCTATAAACTGACTAATCAATGTATACAATGTTTAATAGGTTTTCTTCATAATCTCTTTCATGGATTAAGAAGTTTCCCTTATCGTTTTTATACATTTCAATAAGTCTATCATCATTATAGTAGATATAAGTGATAGCTTTTTTCAAATCGCTTGCGGTGATAATATCACCACTTTTGAAAGTGCCTTTTTTGCGCATATCTTTGAAATAAAGATTAGTCAATGTTTCAAGAGATTGCGTATATTTGCGCAAGTCAATTTGACGGAGTGTTTTAACAATAAACCATTGTTTTTTTGACATGGTAAAACCTTTGTCTTTATGTATTTTAATAGTACTTTCAAAATACATAACTTCGCGTTTTTCACCGTTTACGGCTGTAAAATAATCATGTCTTGCCTTTAATGTTGTCTTGTTTGTCATAAGCTTAACCGCCTTTTATTATGCTGATTATATCAGCTCGTTATATATACACTCCATACAGAATGTATTTATTATTAATAGCCTTATATATGCGGA